TCTGTATCATTTTTTTGATCTTCAGATGGTGGTTCATCGCCAGATAATTCTGTATCATTTTGTTGTCCTTCTACAAAAGGCGATTGCCCAAAAATTGATGGTTGAGTTAATTCATCAGAATTTTTAGAATCATACTCATTGGTATCATTAAATTTTTTCTTAGTTTGTTTACTGTCGGGAATATTCGACAACATGTCTTGATTATTGGGTTCATCATCGGATACCTCATTTTCGCCATTTCCAACAACATTATCATATGATCCATCTGAAGATGATGATGATGTAGTTGTGCTTGAATCATCAGATAAATCATCAGATAAATCTTTAGACAAATCTTCAGGCAAATCTAGATCATTGTTTTCTAAATTAAGATCTAGACTAGGCGTTTCTGAATTTGAATCAGTATCATTAATTAATCCACCTAAAAATGACTCAAATCCACCATCATATGGTATAGTAAAATCTGTTGGATCCATATTATATTATAATATATATAATATTAGTTAAAGAGAATTCAATTATTATAAATTAAAGCGTTCAAGCTCATTTTTCTTAGAATTTAACTTAGTTTGGATATAAGTATATATCATTTTTATAGTTGCAATTGGAATATCATCAATTTTAATTTGAGTCCCATTACCCTTTGTTTGAATTTTTTTATCTTCAACAGAGTTTATAATCATTTGAAGAATATCTTGCCGTTCTTTTATTAATAAATCATCTATGTTGTGTTGAATATAATCAATCATATCTTCAGTAGATTGTTTAGAGTCTTTTTCCATGGTATTATATATACATAATATAATTTTAATAGTTATCGTTTTTGAGTTTGACATAATTTCCAATATAGTAATAATTGCTTCATTGATGCAGGTGTTGGATATGATTCCATAAATCCTCGTAGTGATTGCATATACATTAAATATTGCATTAATATCATTGAAGTTATAGAATATAAACTAGCTGAGACTATTAAATTATCAGATGATGGTGATGGTGAGATTATTTTTTTGGACCAGAAAAATCGCCGATTACTTTTATGATCAGCAGCAGGATATATTATTGTACCTGTATCAATTTGTTGAATTTCTTGTATATTAAAAGATACTGATTTAAAATTATATAAGGAAACAATTTTATTATGTTCAAATTTTTGATTAACTTTAAATGGATATAATATATCTTTAAAAAAGGCGTATTGTTTTTGCATTTTAAAAGATTTATGTTGTTCTTCTTCCTCTTTAATTTGATCTAATATTATATTTATTTTAGCTATTTCAGTATCAGACATTACCGATTGAACCGTATAGTAAATTATCTGATCTGATAAATAAGCTGGTGTATATAAAGATGCTATAACAGAAATTTTATTATAATTTGGGATATACCTAACATGGTGCACCAATAAAGGTATTGAATCTCCTATTTTTATAATATTTGCAAGTTGTTCATTTTCAGAGTTTTTTACAATTTTTATAATTGCATGTTCATGTTCAGCAATAATAGTTGTTGTATGAATCTCTATAATTTTACATTGATGAAGTATTTCATTTTCAGATAAAATAATTCCTCCAATTTCAAATTGGATATCTACATATGCTCCTCCATCTAATCTATTATCAACCATTTTAATACTAGATCGGCGAATGATTTGTAAAATATCTAGAATTAACATACTTTGGTAACATTTCTTCTGATATCTATCTTTGAGTTTAGTAAGTAAAAAATCATCTATATTGGTTTGATATATTTCAAATGGATTTAATAAATCAATAGTAGTTTGTAAAAATTTTTTTACATACATTTATCTATATTAAATGATTAATCAATTTTTATATAATAACTATCATGGATGATCTTCGTCAAGAAATTTTAACTTTGGAGCGTCAATTAACACATAAGAAACAACATTTATTTATTTTACGATTTTATAAATTAATTAAAATGACTGAAAAGGATTTATTAGATTTAGGGATTACTAATATGAAATTATGTATATTTAGAACTCGATGGGAGATTCAATATGATCATTATACGGATAAATATGATGAAAATTATTATAATCATGGTGATGATTCAAATAGTGAAGCGTATATTTATGCAAAAAAATCGCATATTCAGTTTGGTTTAGATAAAAAATATTATATTAAAAATAACAATAAACCAACTCGATTTAAAATATATCGTAATCTTCGTAATGAATTACGTTTGATTAATATGGATTATGATATTGATCTAGATCTCGAAGAGCAATATGAATTAATTCAAAAGTATATTGATGATAAATGCATTCCTGAATGGTTAGCATTATATATATTTATGTATTTAAATATTAATGATTGGCAAGATATTCATTTAATTAATCATTTGAATATTGTTTAAAATTAATAAAAAAATGAATAATATATTCATATTATAATGGCTAATATAACGATCTCTAAGCAAGTTAATTGTTATATAGATTTTAGTGAAAAATTTATTGCAGATTTGACTGAATCAAAATCAAATAACATTCAATGTTTAATTTCATGTCAAAATATATCTGATATTTCTAATAACCCTCAATTTTGGACACCAATTCCAACTCGAACAATCGGCGTAAACAAATATTATCATATTGAAGCATTATATAATTATATTAAATATTATAATTTTATTAATGTGCCAGATCCAACACGAAATTTTTCAAATATCGATTTTATGATTCCACGTATATGTTATAATTATCAATTATATTTAAAATTAAATGACCAAAATAGTAATCTAAATCAATTTAATATTGATATATCAGCTATTATTAATACTGATATTGCTACAAATCGATTATCCGATATTATTAATCATTGGAAACAAAATAGCTATACTGAAAATTTAATTCAAAATTCTTTACCTTATGGTATCAATATTTGGAAAAAATGTAATTTGGTATTTACTCAATCTCCAGAAGATATTTTACGACATTTATCTAAAGAACAACGATGTCCTGGTGCATTTTTTATCCGTCGATCTTCAAAAGATCAATATAATCAAAATGGCCAAGCAACCATATTTACTGTTACATATATTACTAAAAATAATAATGTCAATCATATTCGATGTCTTAGTGTGCATTGCGTAGGAATTTATTTATTAACTACACAAAGTCGAAATCAAGATTTTACATATTTATGTAATAAACCATCTATGCAAACTATGTTAATTAAAGATTTATTACATGATATAATCGGATCAATTCAACCACAATATGTATCACTTATTCAATTACTAGAATATTTTCATTTGCGTAAGGTTATTAATTTACGATATATTATTACACCATAAGTTTAATAATTATACTTTTTTTGGCAATTTAAAAACATATAACATATAATATATGGTAAATGACATTATTAATTATTAGCATTATTATATTAATATTTTTAAATATCGGTGTTTATGTCTATAACAAGCAATTTCCAAATTATAAACAAACTGATAAATATCTAAGATCATCACAGGCCGTGGCATCTCTTTCTACATTTCAATTAGATAATTGGTTTAAACGATCTACACAAACACCAGAGAAATTTACCAGTTATATGGATGCGCCATTAACAAAAAATAACAAAACTTCGGAATCAAACATACCAAATAAGTTAGTAGATGCAGTCAATTTAATGTTCCCGATTCATAAAAATGATTCTGAAAAAAATATAAGTACATATAAAAGTAACACAGCTATGTTTGAAAAAAATATGGAAGGAGTTCGTGCACCAACACGTATAAATACTAATCGGCATACTGCTAAACCTAGTGAATTAATACCTAATGTTCATCGTGATGGATATCATGATCGATAAAATAATCATTCTACTTAAATCATTTTTTTTTATTTATAACAATATAATGTCAAAATCATCTCGAAATAATTTTAAAAACTTAACGCAATCATATGGTAAAATTCGTTATTCATCCAATGGCAAAAATCCTACTCGACGTAATGGAAAAAATTATGGAGCATATGATATGGTTTATTCCGAAGTATATCAACCAGATCAACAACCAGATCAACAATTGGATCAACAACTAGATTATAAACACGATGATAATCCTGAACAAGAACTAGCTGAACAAGAACCCGCTCATCAAGAACCAGCTTATCAAGAATCCGCTCATCGTCCAGTTGAATTAAATCCTTTAATATCTGATCAAGAAGTATTAGAATCTGCTAAAGCCGAAGGTCAAATAGAAGAACGACAAAAAAATCAAACTGTTATTAATCGCTTAGAAGCAGATAAAAAACGATTAGAACAACAATTAGCTCTTTCACATGCTGATCCTTTAGTAACAGCAGAATTAACGCGCCAAAGAAATCAATTACAACAGGAATTAAATAGAGAACGAAGTCTGCGCAGATTATATGAAACCACTAATGGACCGCGATATTATCTAGAAAATCCAATACAATCAGCGGTTAATTATATTGAAAAACAAAGATTAAAAGATGAATTAAAAAAGGAGTTGGCTGAAGAGAAAAAAATGCATAAATTATCAAGCCGATCACCAAAACTTTCAACTTTACGTAAAAAAAGTCCAGTTCGTCAACCTTCACGTAAAAAAAGTCCAGTTCGTCAACCTTCCCGTAAGAAAAGTCCAGTTCGTAGCTCATCAAAAACAAGAATAAATAAAAAAGGATCGAAACATGCGCATAAAAAGTCTAGTAAGAAATAAATTATTATTAATATATAATATGACTCTTTATCTTCCCCAAGATGATCCAAAATTAATTGAAGATATTATACAACGTAAAGAATTTTATATATATAAAAGATGGAATTTGGATACCACTAAATCTCATTATATAGATATTATCCCACGATTTTTATTAGATGATGCGATTAAAAAAAGTAATAATTTGCGTTTAATGTCTTATCAACATTTTGTAAAAAATTATATGAACCCTAATACACCTTATCAACGATTATTAATTAAATGGCAGACCGGTACAGGCAAAAGTATTGGAGCATTATCTATTGCTATGAACTTTATACAGTATTATAAATTAGCTAAAGAAACTGGACAGTCCGAGATTGGCACAGTTTTTATTATTGGATTTTCAGAGCGGATTTTTAAAAGTGAATTATTGCGATTTCCTGAATTTGGATTTTTATCACGATCTGAAAGAGCTAAATTAGATCATTTAAAACGATTAGCTGTGACTGGTAGTGCTGCTGATATACAAAAATATCAAGAGTTAATTATTAAAATTAAAAAACGTTTCAGTAATCGGAAAGGCAATGGATTTTTTAAATTCTTTGGATATAAAGCATTCGTCAATAGAATATTTATTTCTCCTCCGCATATTAATTTAAATACATTATCGGAAGAAGAAATCCGTGTTTTATTATCTCAGAAAACAATTACTTATAATGAAGAATTAATGCAACAATTCAAAAACTCCTTGATTATTTGTGATGAAATTCATAATGTGTATAACAGTGTGGAAAAAAATAATTGGGGTATTGCTATTCAAGCTGTCTTAGATAAGGAAAAAACATGTAGAGCTGTTTTTACATCAGCGACTCCTCTCAATAATAGTCCAACAGAAATTGTTGATTTATTAAATTTGTTATTACCAAATGATCAACGATTAACTAAAACTGATTTATTTATTAATGATAAAGATTTAAAACCTGGCGCCCTTGAACAAATTGCTAAATTATCTCGAGGGCGCGTTAGTTATTTACGAGATGTTAATCCTCAATATTATCCAAAAAATAAAATGATCGGCGAAGTTTTAAAAGAGATTCCATTTCTTAAATTTATTAGGTCACCAATGAGTCAATTTCAATATAATACATATTCTCAAGTATATACAGGTGTATTACCACAAGATAGCCAATATTTGGTTGATTTTGTTTTGGAAAATCCGGATTCTGATCAAACTATTGGTCTATTCCAAACTAATACTATAAAAAATAGTTTAACACATGCGCCATTAGCATGGAAAAATAAATATGGACTTGATTTTAAAGATGGTAAAATTATTGGACCAGCATTAAAGCGTGATCGGCTACAAAAATATTCAACCAAATATGTTAGAATGTTAGACGAACTTATGAATATAATTAAAGAACATCGTGGTAAAGTATTCATTTATCATAATATTGTTCATATGTCAGGTGTTTTATTTATTGAACAAGTACTTTTACAAAATGGGTATTTAAATGATTTAATGGGACCAAAAGATGATACAATTTGCATAATTTGCGGAAATACTCGAAAAGAACATAGTTATCTTGAAATCCATGGATCAGCTGATTATAAAAAAGAAATAAATATTATACGTCAAGTTAGGACGAGTCATCGTCATAACCATAATTTATCGAATCGGTCAACTACCAAATATAATTTACTTTGTTATTATTATAATAAACGCATGTTTACAATGAAATACAACAAAAAGTATTTTTATATTTTAGCATCAGATTTAAATAATAGTCTTATTCAAGGAAAATCATATGCATTACAGCATTTTTCAAATGTATTAAATAAAATTCACCCCAAGCAGATGCTGATTCAAGCGCCTAATTATGCTCCACGATTTTGCGAGTGGCTTCTACAAATCGGTTTTAAAATAATCCGACAAAACCCAAGATATACTATCTTTTATTCAGCTCATAAAAATGGTAAAATACCAATTGATGTAGTTAATAAATTAGCTGGTGCACGAGATAAATACAGTAAACATCAATTTATACCAGCCCGATTTATAATTATTCATAGCGAAATTGATAAAAATTTAATCGAGCATAATATTGAAAAATTTAATAATCCAGATAACACTGAAGGACATCAATATATGATATTAATCGGCTCAAAAATTATGAAAGAAAGTCATAATATTAAAGCTGTTCAAAATGTATTTATTATGGGGCGACCAGACAATATTCCAACTTTATTACAGATTCGCGGACGAGCCATTCGTAAAAATTCACATAAGGATTTGCCTGAACAAAATAGAGAAGTTCGGACTATGATATTTACCACATGTTTACCAATTAAACAAAAAAGTGGTCCAGATAAAGGTAAATATCAACTTAGTTACGAAGAAGAAAAATATAAAGAAAAAGCAAAGTTATTTAGAACAATTCAAAATATCGAAAAAATTTTACATGAAAATGCTATAGATTCATTAATTAATTATGATTTAATAAATCGCCCACACGCCGAAGAAATTGATCCATTAGAAGCATTACCATTTACACCGAATATACCTAAAAAATTTTTAAAGGAAATGCCATTATCAAAATTAAATACATTAACTTATGATATTTATTATTCACAGTACGAAATTAGTATTCAACAATCTATTATAAAACGATTATTTATTGAATTATCATCAATCTGGGAATATAATAACTTATTTCAAGCTGTTAAAGAAGATCGTTTACAATATGTAACAGAATTAAACACGCACTTGTTTAATAAGGATTATTTTAATATTGCTTTACATCAACTGACATGGAATAATGATAATCAATATATAGAACCATTATTTAATAAACAAGATATCATTCAAGATTATGAGACTCGTATTATAGATAAATTATATGATTCAAATGATAAGATTATTTCTATCCCAAATGGACAAGATAGTATAATTGTGCCAGTTTCAGATAATACTCGGCAGTATTATATTTTATTTCCAATTAATAGTAACACAAATGAACCGAATATTGACATTGAACAACCTCACAGAATTTATAAACCATTTTCAATACAATTAATCAATATTAATAATTTTATTCAGACAAAAAATATTAATTTTGATTATGATGATAAAAAGAAATTATTTTATAGAAAGTACTTTGATGTTTCTATTGAAAATATGGAACATGCTATCTGTGAATATGGAACACACTTTCATATTAAATTTCTTGAAGAATGTATCGAATATGTTTTTCGTGCTTGGACAGATCCTACACTTAAAATGAGCGAATATCATGATTTTTATTTTAAAATGTTATATTATTATGATTTATTATCTTTATGTTTATGGGCATACACCGCCAAGCCACGCGTTTTTAATGAATATAAAAAATATGCTATACCAGTAAAAGCCAAAGATATTAAATTAAAACAATTAGACGCATATCAAAAAAATCAAAAAGACATTGCAGATATTAGCCCAGATGATAATAGCGATTTAGCCACTTCAGGTGTGATTAATTTATTGAAATCAAGTATTAATCGTACAAGTAATGTATGGATACCTAAAGAATTTCGAGAACAATTTAATAAAACACTTGAAGAATCATATAAATTATTTAAAGGACGTGTTAAAAAAAATAAACAAATTAATAAAGTATCCGCTCGATTATTACCAATCGGCCATTTTATAAGCACATTTCCTCGTATTTATCATCCCGAAAAAGGATGGACTGAAGACCCGACATATGTACAACATGATCAAGAATACATTGAAAATGATATTATAATCGGTTATGATGAAAAATCAAAAAATGGAACACATGTTAGATTTAAAATTCGAAAACCCATTCATAATATTAAAAAATATAAAGATATTCGATTAATAGAAAAAGGCACTGTATGTAAAAGTAAATCTAAATCATATTTAAAAAATGTAGCAAAACGATTAGGTATTGAATTACTTGAAAAAAATAATGTTGATAATTTATGTCTTTTGATTCGTATTAAATTAATTAGACTAGAACTTAAAGAGCGCATCCAAAAGTCCAAAATTAAATATTTTTATTTCCACTATGAAAGTCCTCAAACTGTTGTTTAAATCTAAATTATTGATGATTCATCCAATATTTCGCCTCTTGAGGTGTATTTGTATCTTCCCACCAAGTCTTGCTATTATGAATATAAATACCACCAAATGGTTTTCTCCATTTAGCATTAGGCACATCATATTTATTACTATAAATATAAACAGGTACATCGCCACATTGACCTTTAATGAAATGAGGATTAGACTGTTCGTGCTCTACTGAATCTATTTCAGATTTATCTTGCACATTTAGATTCATTGATTTATTATCAGGCGATGTTACACTCATGGTAGAAGATTTAAAATCTGGCCTAATATAAACTTTATATGGTTGATAATACTGAGATCGGCAAATGAATTGATGTTGAAAAATATAAAAAATACTTATAAGAATTATGACTATAAGTATATGTTCTGTTAAAATACACATCTAATATATTAATGGAAATTTAATAACAAATATTTATAATTTAATGTAGCATAGATATTGTCTTTATTATTTAATACAATCTGGATAATTTTGGTTAAAATCTGTTCTAAATGTTGTATAATCATATCATTTTTTTTACTAAGCGACTCTCGAAATACAGTATCTGATAAAGGATTTTTATTATATTGATCGTGCAATTCTTTCATAAAACGAGTTGCTAGATCTTGTAAATCTTTGATGTATGTGACCAAAATTTCATGTAACGGAAATTTGCCAGCTGAGTATTCATGTGTAAATGTTAATTTAGTTCCAACTTTAAACATTGATAATATTACTTTAATAAATGTATCTAATATTAAAGAATCATGTAATATTTCATTAATATGTCGATGTGTTAAAATTTTTTTTCCGTCATCGTATTTTTTATAGATTATATCATATCTGATCACTTTCATTATTTTTAAATATACATCATTTTGCATAAGTTGTATATCAATTTCTTTAGCATTTTCTTCCAAAATTTTAACTGAAAGTGGTTGAAGTAAAAACATATTTTCAATCGAACGTTGTATAGCTACAGTATGATAATTTGCGATTCGATTGGGTTCATTTGGATTTTTAATAAATTGGATTAATTGTTCTAATTTATGTTTAGGGATACTATAATTATTATTACCATAAATCCATGGTGCCAATGCTCGATATTGGTTATGATTAATAGATTCAATGATATAGCATTGTGTTGATTTTGGATTATCAAGCTCACCGATTATTTCATAATGTATATCCCATGCATCATTGGCTTGTGTTGGTAATATTTTAATTATATCATATTTATCAATTAAAGATTGTGTTAGCCCATACTCTTTATTTGGTAAAGTAGAACATTCTAGTAATTTATTTAAATAATATTGTATTGGCGTATATGTGATATGATACATTAAAATAAAAATTAGATTATTTTTCTTGGCATATTGTTTAAGATTAATACGTCCCGTAATTTGATTATTTAATAATTTTGTTATTAAGGTCTTCCATGGCATCAAATCTGTTAATGGCATTAAACCAAATCTTTTATATGGCGGATTTTTTAAATGAATATCTTTGGTTTTTAAAGTATTTTTAATATAACCCGACATAAGAAAATCTTTATCTTTTTCAATTTGTGATAGTATATATTCGGAGATATGTTTGTAAGGTCCTTTATGATAATCTAATAGTTTCTGCATAATAACGGCATAAAGATTAACAGTATTTTTGTATGAATAAAATAGCGTCTTCTGAATATATTTAATTGATGTGATAATATTATCCATAGCATATAAATAATCTTTATATAATTTTGAATCATTTGGCATCTTATAATAAATTTCAAGTATTTGTAAATCATTTTCATGATTTAGTTTAAATAAATGCACACAGATATGAGCTAAATATTGTACTATAAATAAATCATTTTCTGCATGTTTATTTAAAAAGATTTGATATTGCAACTTTAACTTATTAAAATAATCCATAGTTTCCATTTTATATGTTTTAGACATTATGTCAGAATTAATATTTGGTGCCAATAAATACCCTTGATCTAGTGTATTAAATAAATAAGTTATTTGCATATAAAAATGCTGAATTGTATGATATATTGTAAAAATTATATAAGTGCCTTTTTCAAAAGTTATTTTACATGATTGACATAATATAACATTATTAACCAATTTATGTTGGTCAAATATTATATGATTTTCTTTTAATAAGTCTTCTATTTTATTTTTAATTTTGGGAAGAGATTTTAATATTTCTTGTAATTTACTATATTCAACATCAAACTGATATGTAATTAGAGGTTCTAATCTTTGAAGATATTCTTCAAATAAAGCAAGTATTTTTTCACTATCTTGTATTTTTTTTTGAATAATAGAACTCATAATATTATATTTATTATAAAGATTTAAAAGTTAACTGTATATGTTATTATGACTGAAAATATACCACGCCCTATTCATGTCGCACCAGTTTTACCCGATTCTTATATGCCACACGGAAAATCTAAACCCACGGCTTCAGTAGATCAATTATTACGTGAAATGGGTGAAGATTGTGATGATTTTCATTCAACTATATTTAATTCTAATAAACCAAAAACATTTGAAGAACAAACACGCTCTGCAAATCATCGATCGGCTAAATCATCGGCTCCAGCCAGTTCAACATCTGATCTAACTAATAATCAATCGACTTCAGATAATACCAATACATTATTAATTATTATATTTGCATTAATTGTAATTGCCTTAGTAGCTATTATTGTTTGGATGGTATTAAAACAAAATGAAAATAAAACACAGGAAGATGAATTAAAACGGCATGTAAGACCAAATATGTTATATTATAATCGTATGCCTTATGCTCCACGCCCTCAATCGGTTGTATCTCCGCCTCAAAATACTTTAAATAAATCTCCATCTACGGTTAATCCGAATAAAGTAGTAGCTGACAAAAATGAAGTTGAGAATATTCTTTTACAAACAACAGCATTATTAGATTCTAATTCTCCAACTAATGACTCTACATCCTCTAGACATCATACATCATCACCGACTATTCAAATCGAAGATATTACTAATCAATCTGTGGACCAAACCGTAGAACAAACAGAACAGTTCGTGGATCAAACCATAGAACAAACCATGGATCAGTCCGTAGATCAATCCGTAGATCAAAATCTGCGATCATCAAATAAGCCAAAGGATGATTCATCTACTAGCCAAACAGATCAGCAAAAGACTAAATCTGCTGGCCCAAAAACGCGATCTTCCTCACAGTCATCAAAAAAACAAAATGTATCTAATAAATCTGCATCTTCTGGGACTAAAACAACTTCGACGAGAACAAAATCGAATACAGCTAATACACCCGATATAAATTCCAATTCAGCTACAGATCTAACTACAACAGATCATATTTTAATTGAAAAGTTTGCCCAAGATATTAATTATAATGTTGATTCTGACGATGATGTTAATACATTAGAATAAATTAAATTTCATCTAAAGTTTTAATACTTGTAGATATATCTTTCTAATATGGCAACAACACTCTCTCTTGGTACAAGAGGTATGAACGGTCTTAAATCTTCGCAATTAACTAAATCTTATCGAATTCTACCTGAAAAACGATCTGTATCCACAAATATGACTAGTCAACTACATCCATCAACTAAACTTGTAAAATCTTTAAAACCAATTCGACAAGCAAAACCTATTAAACCAACCAAACAAAATAAATCAGTTAAATCTGTTCGTTCTACTACAAAGTTAACTAAATCAACAAATACACGCTCTACAATGAAAACCAATAAACAACATACACGCCCTCGGCAAAATAAAGCCACTACAACTTTATCAAATAAAACTCGGAAAATTTCTAAATCAATGCCCAAAATGAATAAAGTTTCACTTAAATCGACATATACATCTCATCGAACTAAAAAAATGACACCTCTTAAAACAACTAAAAAAGAAGTTGAACCCACTAAAATACGTCGTCCTCATAATATTAAACCAACCACTCTTGATGTTACTGGTATTGGAATTGGACCTGCTCGAGTAAAGGCTGTTTTAATTAATGAAGCATTAAATCCTAGAGAATTTGCTGTTCAAAAAGAAATTCTGCGGGCTGAAAATCGTTCTAAACGACCTAGACCAACTAATGATAATCCTAATCCTGAAACGCCCGAACAAGGTCCTCAGATCCCATTAAAAGATTTACCTAAAGATGTCCAAGATGTTATCAATGAGGCCGAAGAACATTATAAATCATCCCTATATCGAGCTTATGAAAATGATGTATTATCTGAGTTTGATGATGATACAAAAAATCGATATATGGAACAGCGTAAAAATGCGCTGGAGCAATCAAAACAAAATTCTAACGAATTTAACCTTATTGAATTTAATAAACAATTTAATCCAACCTTTTATGATAATTTTGAAACTTGGCGTGAAAAAAATGACCATTATGCTAATTCCGAAAAATACAATGAATGGACTCGAGCAAATGCATTAGTTAATAAATTGTGTACACGGTTATCTGGGCATACTCGTAATATTATTGCATCATTTTTAGATTGTATAGTCGAACAATATGCTAATAATGGAATTCATAATTGTTTATTAGAAGAACGCCATATTGTTCAATTGCGACATGCCCTTTTACAAACTGAAGGATTTGAAAGTCGTGTATTGCTTCATCGATTTGTTAGTTCATTTGATCAATATGATATCGCCCTAAACTGGATTGAAGAACTCCGACAGACTAAATTAGAAGTCAAGGCATTGCGGGATGCTGGTCAAGAAGTGGAATTTATGTTACCTAGTTATCCTGAGTTAAATGTCGATTATGAATTTGAGGGATATGTGAGTGAGATTTGTCGAAGTGTTAAAATGAGACTAGCAATGTCGCAAACAAAAGAAGATGTTCGATCTAAATATCTTAATACATCTGTTTCTCGAGAATTTAAAAAGTTTTGCTCATATTTAGTTCATGAAGCTATTGTACGCATCGGCCGATGTCTTCGAACAACTATTGATCGATTAGGAGTTAAAACTATTTCAGATCAAATGGTTTTATATATTTTGAAACAGATCCATAATGTTTGTGGTATGAATTGGGAAGAGACTAAAGCCATTATGGATATGCGATTAGAACAATTTATTAATTGGCGTGTTCGACGTCGTGAAGAAAGACGACGTCAAAAAAAATTAAGAGAAACATCAACTACTGAAAATAAAAATGCAGATGATGCAGATGATGAAGCCGATGAAACCGATAAAAATAATGATTCTGAAAATAAGAATGTGTCTAATAAAGAAAATCAAGTTTATATGAATGGCACAACACATGACATGTCAGATGAAGAACAAAATGAAACACCTATCGAAGCATTAGAAGATGACTTAGAATATGATGATGACGATGAAGATTTGGAAATTACTTATGAAGATGATCTTGAACAATAAAATGCCAATATTAAAAGTCCGATATTAAAATTCCAATATTAAAAGTCCAATATTAAAAGTCCAATATTAAAATTCCAATATGAAAACTTAAATATTAAAATCCTAATATTAAAAGTCCAATATGAAAACTTAAATTTTATTTTTTTTTTTAATTTTGAATTTTAAATTAATTGAATATATTCATAAATGACCCAATATTTAAAAACGTCCAAAAAAATTTATAATATATTAATACAATTAGAAAATTTATATAATGACCCAAATGTTATTAAAAAATCTATAGCCGCAGCTCGATTAATGAATATACGATATTGTTCTGATCCACCGGCGATTATTGCAGCATTACTACATAATATTGGCGAGTTATTACCAAATAATAATCAAGATTCTCTCGAATTAGCAAAAAAATATTTAAAATCAACAGGATTTCCATCATCAGTTTATGAACCAATCAGCTTATATAACCAATCTAAAAGATATTTAATAACTAAATATCCAAATTATGAGAATCAGTTACAAGATAAAGTAATGTCAGATCAAGAATGTATTCAATTTGAAAATAATCAATGGTTTGATCCCAGCATTTTATTACGAATTGTTACGGATAAAAGTCAAAAATTACATATACATAATGGATATAGCATTCTGGAATATCAAAATCAACTTAAACAAGTTCTATTAGACCATATAACAATACAGGGATGGAAATATAAAATAACTTAACTTATGTGATTTATTATTTTAAATCTTTACACTGGAGCTCAATTGCATGTTTTAATTCTTTAACAAATTTATGAACTTCTTGAATTGTATTCTGATCACCAAATGATATTCGAATTACTCCTCGTTGAATAACTTTTGGTGCTCCAATTGCCGTTAAAACATGGCTAGCATGTTTAGATTCAGTTGCACATGCGGATCCGATCGAAACAATAATATTTTTCTTATCTAATGTTTTTTTTAAATCAACATTACAAAATGGACGTCCTCGATTTTTACAAATAGCCAATAAAACTGTATTTGGCAATATACATTCTTTTAAATCTTCTGGTGGTCCTAAAGAAACTAGTTCTAAATCATTTTTAATATCTTCTTCATCAGAATTTTTTGGAAAGACATAATTTGTATATTCATTCATTGGGTAAATATTTTTTAGTTGAGTAAGAAGTGTTTGTCGTAATTGAAATAATTTATTATTTTTTTGATGGCGTGATATAAATGTTGTTTTTAAAGCCGTGACCATACTAGCAATACCTGCTACATTTTCGGTCCCACCTCGTAGTCCAAATTGCTGAGCACCATTAATCTCGCCTGTCAACTGATATCCTTCAATTAAAGTATTACTTATAATTAATAAACCAATACCTTTTGGGCCATAAAATTTATGTGCTGATGCTGATATTGCATCAACATTTTGTTTTTTCATATTAATTTTATATTTCCCAAATATTTGAACACAATCACTATGTAAAGGAATTTTATGATCATGAGCAATTTTTCCAATTTCTTGTATATTATTAATAATAGGAATTTCATTGTTTGCATACATAATAGTAATAAGACATGTATTTGATTTAATTTCTTTTTCAACGTCTTTGGGTGAAATATGCCCATATATAGATGGCTGAATCTGTGTAGCTTCAATATCGCCAACATCTATTAAATCATTTATACAATGTAGTATACTTGGATGTTCAGTAGCCGATAATATAACATGTGGTTTTAAATAACTTTGGTGTTCTAATAATTTTTTTTTATATGCTTTCACACATGCACGAATAATTAAACAATTACTTTCAGTTCCACCTGATGTAAAAATTACTGTATGTGTTGCTATAGACACCCCACAATGTGATAAAATATCATCACTTGCTTTCTGAATCAAAGTTTTAGCGGGTTTTGCTAATTTACTATCTATAGATGGATTATAAGAGTCCATCCATTGTGCAAACGTATTTTTTGCTGCTTGGCTCATTAATGTCGTGCCATTATTATCAAAATAAATAATATTGGTATTTTTCTTATTATTCATTATATATTTATATATAGACTAATTCTCTTAATTAAAAAAAAAGAATAAATATGTATTTTTAATCACTTTCATCATCAACATTATTTTCTCGCGATTTAACTGAGTGAGATTTTTTTACATTTGTCTTTTTTTCAGGCGATGTATCAGATTTTGATTTTTGTTGACCAGATTGTTGTTGTTGAATAACGCCGATTAAATATTGTTCACGAGTATTGGTAAAGACCTGGAATTTGCCAAACACTAGATCTTGTTGGGCCATAATTTTATCTTTAAGTTGTTCATATTCTCGCCTTAATTTAATAAGAGTTTCATGTTCTGTGCGATATTCTTGTTCTAATTTTTTAAGAACATTTTCAGGAGATAATTGATCTGATGATGGGCTCGATGATTGATCTGATGATGGGCTCGATAATTGGCTCGATTGTTTTTGATCACTCATATAATCTATATATTTTATTAAATACAATCTTTAAAAGATTTAATATGTCCTAAAATATCGACTGAATGTCTACATCTTTTTTTTAAATGACGATCATTATTATTTAATGTAACATATTTATCATTTTTATCTGTTTGAAGTTTTAATTTATCAAATGTTTTATCTAATTGTAGATGAAATATTACAATACCCTGCTCTTTTTGTATTAATGGGTGTATTTTATTATTAAATTCTATAATCACTTGATCAATAGAGCCATAATAATTTGGCAAATATTGATTAAAAGGGATCGATTTAACAGCATCCATAAATGAAGTAAACCAATCGATTTGTGTTATATATGCTGGAATACCATCATTATGTAGACCATTTGCATTTTTTATATATACATAATGATTTTTTTCAAATTGTCGTATAATTGGATTACCAAGTCTAATATCGTATTTCTTTTCACCATTTTTTATGTATGAAAACCATGGTTCTGGCACAGAAAAACTGGTCATATTGAATATATAACAATATTTTATCAAATGTTATCTTTAGTTTAAAAATCAATTTTTTTAATAGGATAAATATACTCAAAATATTATTATATTTTTTTACATTTCTTTATTATTTTTAAAAATCTATTATATAATCTTTTATATGATTTAGGATCAAGATTAAGAAATTTTAAGTTATTTTTAGTAATCCATTTAATATCCGATACTTCAGATATTTGATATTTATCATAAAAATTATATATGGCATCCCATTCTCCTATAGCTTTAGCATAAAAATATGTATTTTGATATGTTATCCCAAAATCTGTATAAGTTTCAACAAATGGTTTAATATGCCATAAAATTTGATATTTAGAGTAATCAATACCTGTCTCTTCACGAAATTCTCTTATGGCCGTTTCAACATCACTTTCATTAATATCATTTTTTCGCCCTTTTGGAAATTCCCAAAGTGTATCAACATTTCGCGAATTAGCAATTAATTGTCGTAATTTTTTTCCACCATCTCGCAAAAATGTAAATTCGAATTTATTTTTTTTTCGAAAATATAAATTAGCCCATGTATTATGAGAATTTTGTAAAAATACTTTATCTGGATTTTCTAAATAAATTCTATACCACATATTTTGAAAATTTAAAGATAAGATATCCATTTTTTCATAATATGTCATATTATTTAATAATTTCATAATATGAGCTTCATTAAATTTTCGATAATGACCTGCAACAAATTCACAAAAATGATATGTAGTTGATTTTTTAATCATTAATAACTGTATACCTTGTCGACTTGGCCGATAGCAAACAATCCCATATGATTTTTTTATTTTTGGCATCTTTATAATATATTGAATTAAATCTTTATAAAATTAACCAAATGTTTTTTCCGATGATATAGATAGATATAAAAATCCATCTTCATCAACATATTTATTATATAACTGCTGCATAGATTCAGAAGCAGGAGGTAACATTCCATTTGAAGTAAATATAAAAATGGCAGTTTCTTGTGAAATATTCATATGTTTTCGTATAACAAATAAAAACTGCCCAACTGTTAATTCATATGGTACTAAATATTTCTTTTTATCTAATTTTAACGGAGTTGGATCATCAATAACATCGCAGATAATTGGACATCTGGTAGGATATTTCTTTTTTATATTAATTGATTCTTTACAACGTTTTTCAAAGGAATATTTTTGTTTAAAATCAAAACCATTATCATATCTTGATGAAGACATATATTATATTAAAGATTTAATTTTTAATATAACTTAATTTATATGTTTAGATTACCAATGCTTATATCGTTCTAATAACCCTTGTTGATGTAAAATTAAATAAATAAGTAGATCATGTATTAATTGACCTTCTCGATTGGCAATTTCCTCACGATATTGAATCGTTTTTAACATTTCTAAATCATATATTAATGTATTTTTACTTCCAACATGACGCATATAATAATTTTTAGGATTACGATTTGATGAATATATCCATGAGCCAATTGTATAATTTCGGGTAACTTCTGGTACTTCGATTTGTAATTGGACATAATCTTCTGGATCATGATAGTATTTACATTCTTTATTTTTAATAAGACTTTTACAATAAATTCCATAATCACATCGAGCTGAATTTTTAGTTTGATATTTTACAATATTAGCTAAATTACCCTTAATAATTATGCCAAAAATATTAATAGCATATTGTTTTAATGATTTAATATAATAAATATGCCCAATCGGAATATCAATTGGGTTATTAACATAACAAACAGGAATATTTATAGATGGAAGAATAGATTTACATTCTGTTGGATATAATGTTCGCAAAACAGCATGATCATTTTCAGTTGGATATGGATTTATATATTTAGAAATATTAGAGGACTTCTTTTTTTTATATAATATTAATTGATTGATATTATTTGAAACATCAGCTAATCGTTTAGATATTGCCTGAAGTGTTTTAATGGATTTTTGTAATGTGATTACTTTATTTTTTAATTGATCTGGTGTTAAACCTGCACCAAATTTATAAACAAATTCCTGTGTTTGATCAGCTAATAATAAATAACTTCGTAAAGTCTTATCCATGGTATGTCATATATTCATTATTATTCTAATATTGAATATAATATTTGATATAGATTATAATCTATGAATTTTACATCAATTTATAGATATAAAAAAAAAATCTAAAGTTGTTATTAACTATAAAAATAGTTATATATGTTATGATAAAAATGGTAATATAAAAAACATTTATTTCTTTAATATTCCTAATTCACATATTTCGATATTATATTATAATACTAATTTCTCTCTTTATAAACCGTTCCAATATAAAATATTTCAATATCGAGTATTTCAACATCGAGCATTTCAACATCGAGCATTTCAATATCGAGCATTTCAAGCTTCATCTTTAGAGCAACCTAGTCTATCAAATTTAAAACCGATAGTTCTATTTAGTAAAATGTTCCATAAAAATAATCATATCAAATATTTGAAAAAAAAATATTTTAAAAATGGATATATATCACAGTATTATGGTATATCATATGGATATAATTCAATAAATAAATTATGGCTAAAAAATGGACAACGGTTTTTAGAACGATATAAATACATGGTGTATTTAAATAGTCTTTCTTTATTTATGCTTCTTTATATGATATTATACATAATCAATATTATTACAAGTTAAAGTTGTAATATGGTTATAATCAAACCATATAGCAGCTGTAAAAATATCATTTAATCCATATAATAATAAATGTTTGATATCCGATAAATTTACTAATTTAATATCTGATAATAAAGTAGATGCATTACCAATTTTTGGTACGGCTATACACCGAGACGGGTTACTTACTTTTATGATTTTTTCATTCTTATGAGCATAATTACAAACACGTATAGAACTATTATAGTATTTTGCCATTTTTTCTCTTTGTTCAATACATGCGACTAATGTACCATATTTACATTTTACAGATTTTGTTTTATTTGAATCTTTAGTAGAATCAACAACTGTTGGGAAAGCAACTTTAATATATATGCCTGGTAAAATAGAACAATATATTCCGGGTGGATTTTTTTTATCTTTATTATTATTATAATAATAAAACATACTTGTTATATCATGAAGTTGATTAACTATAGGTAAATTTAATGAATAATCTATTTCTTTGATATAATATTTTTCATATCTAGGTATTTTAGTTGCCTTATTAATTTTTTTTGTGTCTTTAACTATGTGGTCACGTCCTAAATACGATAACATACCATTTGAAGTTTCATAAACATAATCTTCTTTAGGTAATGTGGCCGATAAATCATCATCTATTTCTTGAAGATATTCTTCACAATCAGATAGTAATGCTTCTAATGAATTTAAATGCATTTTAATGTGGTTATATAATCTTGTTCCATTAGTTAAAAACTGTTTACATTTTTTTCGAGTTTGTTTAGAATGTGATAATAATTGTAATTTATTGTATTCTTGGGTTAATTGTGAAAATTGATAATTTAAATGAGACATATAATCAGTTGAGGTCATTTTCATTTTAAAATGTGTATATTAATATTAATAATGTCCATTTAAATGAATATGATTAAAGAAGAATTAGATCAATATATTAAATCGCTTTCGGATGTACCAAAACAAAAATCATCTGATTGGTATCAATTACGAAAAACAACTATTGGCGGAAGCGAAGTATCGATTGTTATCGGTATAAATCCTTTTTCGAATATAAGAAACTTAATTGCACAAAAAATTGGATTAACACAATTTAACGGCAATCCATCGACTCGATGGGGTATTTTATTTGAATTTATAACAAAGAAATGTGTTGAATTGTTTTTACATCTTCCAATTAATATTAAAGAATTGGGAAGTATAGACGGAGTTATTCAGGGTCAACGATATAGCCCCGATGGATTAGGTATTGTGAAATTACAAAATTATAAAAATCAGCCAGAATACTATATTATATTATTTGAATTTAAAGCCCCATTAAGAATGATTCCTAAAGGTAAAATACCTGAACATTATGCTGCACAAGTGCAAACTGGGTTATTAACTATTCCCATAGCTGATTATGCAATATTTATTAATAATAGTTATAGAAAATGTGCATTAGAAGATATTGGATTTAATAGTCGATATGATGAAATTTATCATGCTAGTGATTTTAAAAAATATAAAAAAGGTTTGACAACACATATTCCTTATGCATGTGGTATAATATGTTTTTATCAAACACAGCCACAATATGACAACTTTTTACAATATTTACAAAATAATGATAATCTAGAACAGGAAGATCAGTTATATAATCAGGTACAATATAAAATGATTGATAGACAACTGTTATTAAATGAAAATTATTTAATTGATTTAGGCAAAGCAAATCATCTATTATTTAATCGATTATTAGAATTATATGATCAACATGTCATTAAAGCCATATATTATCCTATTATTTTGAATCATTCTGAAATTAATAATATACCATTTATACAAACTCATAAATTAACTCATACTACACATAAAACAATGAGTTCAGATGATATTATGAAATATACAAATAAATGCATAAAAACATTTAAAAATAAATGTTTAAAAAAACAATATATCGGGATTGGTTATTTGCCATGGAAACTAATGATAAGTGACATTATCTTAGAAGAACATAATCCCGAATGGTATAATATTATTTGTGATCCCATTCAGGATACTATAAAGACATTATATTCTATTCAAAATTCTAATGATCCTATTCAAGAGTATAATAAACATTTTCCATCAGATTTAACAAGTACTGAATCATGGCAGGTATCTAATATAAATTTATCTATGGATTTAAACGGATTTATGAATCAATCTTCAACAGATTAAAATTAAACATCTGAATCCTCTTGTTCGGTTTCATCTAAAACATCTCGATATTCATCTAATTCATCTTCTGATTCATTTTGGTTTGATTTATCTTCTGATTCATTTTGGTTTAATTCGTCTTCTGATTCATTTTGGTCTGATTCATTTTGGTCTGATTCATGATCTAGAATATTTCGGTTAGGCCGAATTGTTTTTTTACCAGATATTTTAGATGTAACCTTAGGCGATACTTCATCTGATAAAGTATTTTCTCTAAATGAAATAAAATTACCATTTTTGATTATGACAACTCGATAATGTATACTTTCACCGGCAATATCTGAAAATGATCGAATTTCAATAACATCACCAACTTCAGCGCCAATCCAAATACACTGGACATCATCAACTAAAATCTTGGGTAAATTAACTAAATAACAACATAAATCCGAATTTAATAATTGATCCACTTCTTTATATTCTAATATTCTATGGGGATAACATAAGGGTCCCTTTGGAATAATTAATGAAAAATGCTCGTGTAAATAATTTTTAATTCTTAAATGTTTAAAAATAGCAAAAATTTTTTTGGAATAAACTTTAAATAATGCTTCAGTTACTAAAATCACATCTGAAGGTTCACGAATTTTAACTAATAATCGTTTTAAATTTTGCGAATTATTAAAATATTTACTATTCTTAATAAATAGATAAATTAAAACGGGCTTTTCAAGCTTAGTATTAATAAAATCTAATCTAATATATTGATTAAATTGTATTTGTTTTCGAAATATATCTTTATTTAATAAATTTGATATTGGTTTATATTTTCGCCAATCTTTAGCAAATATATATAAATTTTGATATTGTTGATATTGAATATCTGACATTTTATATAATTATAAAAATTCATTTTTAGAATGATTATAAAATTTATTTTTAGAATGATTATAAAAAATGAGTATAAATAAAATTGAATATATATTAAATTATATTACCAATTAGTATATATAATATGAAGCATTCTTGCGGGGCCATATTATATACCCGATCACCGGCAGGTGTATTTGGGATTATATTAGGACTTGAAGGAAATAGTTGGTTTCCATTTAAAGGATGTAAACAAGATAATGAAACATTTGAAGAAACAGCAATTAGAGAAATATATGAAGAAACATGTGGAGTTGTTAAAGCTTCATCAATTTCACTGAAACATCACTTTAAAACGAATCACAAATATTATCATATTGGATTATATGAAGTACCATACAATATTATTCCAAAATTCTTTCGTGCCATTAAAAATGAAAAACGAAAAGCATTTTTAGAAAAAAAAAGTATAAAATTCTTTCCAATAAATGTGGTACATAATATCGAAAATATACATAGTATAACATTATCAAGCATTAATTTTTATCGTAATGAATTAGATCATTTAGAAAAATACTGTACCTCAAAATATAATAATGATAATATGAGAAAACATTCTGTTTTAGTTCAATTTGCTGAAGAACAATATCAAAAATTAAACCATATTTCATCACTTGATAAAATAACTATTCGTAAACATACTCCACCAATGGGTAAAAAATATATTACATATTCACATTCAGTTGAGCAAATTAATAATTACTTAAATAATCATACAAATAATCATACAAATAACAAACCTTTCATTGAAAATAAATTTACAGAAACTAAATATAATCAATATCTATACAATTTAAAAGATAAGTCAAAATTGACCAATAATCAATCAAATAAATTATTAAAACGTTGTACATGTATCTCATGTTTGTTAAATATGCCAAAGATAACAAGTCCCAAATATGAATCATGTTCTTTATCAGCTAAAAAATGGCATAATGAACATATTCAAACCAATTCATTTATTCATGATGATTATTACTTAAAAAAAATCAAATCATCACAGAGAGCCAATTAATTATTATTAAAAGTTAATTCTTTTTTTAATATTATCAAAATTTGATTTAATATTTTAGCTGATTGAATATAATATTCTTCATATTTGTGCCCGTATGGTAATAGTTTTTTTCTTAAATCTAATATTTTAGATACATACCATTTAATTAAATTAATTCGAGCCTGTGTAATATCTGGTGAAACATCCATATCTTTAATTTTTAATTGTGCTAATTTTATAAGATGCTTCGGTGGAGATTCTCTCTTATAAATATCTTTAACTACTGGTTTATGTGGTTTATTTTTTAATATAGCTATAATTTCTTTCTCAATTTTTTTATAATTCGGTAGAGGTTCCTGTGGATTTAAATGTCGAATTACTACTAAAAATTCTTTTAATGGAAATTCTAACAATTTTTCTAATCTTCGATGTGGAACTTTCATACAAAATCCAGCATATTTAAACTTTTTAATAGCTTGCACCAAATTATTAATTGGTTTTTTAAGTCCTGTAATTTTATAATAAATTTTGATTTTAATCGGTTTTGGTGAATTTAGAAACAATAAAATTGGCGATGATGAATCCAATTCATAATCATTATTAGCATTATTCCATTTATTTATTAATGTTTCCCAATTATTTAATGGGTCTTTAAGCCCATGATCTTTAATATATTGGTCACGTAATTTAATAAATCTTTCAACTATATATTCAAAATGATGTCTTATAAGTGTAAATAAAGAATATATTACAATACTAACAGGTTCATATAGCATAAATTGTTTCATCATACATGTTATATGAGCATAAGCTGGTAATAAATATATTTTTTTTACTAATGGTAATAACATATCGCGCAAATTTTTATTTTCTTTAATATTTAATAATTTTATTATTTGATCAAACATATTGGCATAATTTAAATTATGATCATATACTTCTAAAAAAGTACCCCAATCAATAAATAAATCTCGTAATTGTGTTTTAAATTTATCAGTTAATATGTATGCCGTATCATCGACCGTTAAAATATCATGACGGTCTGTATTTTTTGGTTCTAAACCACCAGTACAATACATAATCTAAAATATATTAATATAATTATAATAAATATATGATAATGAACAGTCCATATGATAATCAAATTATAGGTAGTCGATATAAAAAGAATCATAACCCATCAATTGATGTTCATTCTAAAACAGCTGAAAAAGTTATTAATAATATATCTGAGTGTCATTTTACAAATGACAAATCTCCAGTATGTTCTCCTCGATATGTTGTTAATACTATGAAAGATTTTATACAAAACAAAGGTATACCTGTTTCTTCTAATCATTCACAAAAGATTGTTCAAACCATGAAAGACTTATTAAATTGCAAATCCGAAAGTTGTATTTTAAAACGGCCTGATTTTCAAGAATTTGCAAAACACCACAATCTTAATAATGTGTTAGATAGATTCTTTAAACCAGAAGGACCTTCAACAGATTTTGGTCTATTAAGTAACTTTAATATTGATGATGTATTAGATCAATTTGAAGAAAAATTTAAACATCGCCACTTTTTACATATTCCATTTCAAATGCGTGATTTTGAAAAAATCGGTACACAATTAGCAACCATTGATCTAGCAGATAAATTTCGTAATGGTTATAAAACATTTGGCGTTGTATTAAATACAGATGTTAGTAATGGAAAAGGCGGAATCCATTGGTTTTGTTTATTTGGTGAAAAATTTGATGATTATATTCAGATTGAATATTTTAATTCATCTGGGCACAATCCTTTACCAGAAGTTCAAGCTTGGCTCCATAAAACAAAACATTATTTACATAAAGAATTAAATCTACCTATTCATCTTTATTATTCTGTAGGCATTCAATATCAAAATGACGATCATTCCTGTGGTGTTTATTGTTTATGTTATATATGGTTACGTTTAGAACAAGTACCCCCTCATTGGTTTAAACCTGAAAATTTTAATGACCACTTTATGCATAAGGCACGTTTTAATCTATTTCGGCATGAAATTTAATTAAATATAAAATATGAATATATATGCTTTCTAAATATAAAATGTTAAAATCTAATGAAGAGATTCCTAAAATACGAAAAAAGCAACCAATTAATGCAACTGGTTGTGCAGAAATTACATGTGCTATGGTTGGTAATGTTGATTCCGGGAAATGCTTTGCAGCTAGGACACCAATAATGATGTATGATGGTACTACAAAATTAGTTGAAAAAATTAAAATTGATGATATGCTCATGGGTGATGATGGTACACCACGTAAAATATTAAGTACAATCAAAGGCGAAGATCAACTTTATTATGTTCGCCAAAATCATAAACTTAAAAATTATATAGTTACAGCTAAGCATATTTTATGTCTAACTACTCTAAAATGTAATACAATTTGGTATAATTATACAATAAACAAATGGATTTTACAATATGCCCAATTTAAAAAAATTCATCACTTAACATTTTCAACATATGAGCAAGCCCGACATTCTTTACAATATATATATAACTCATTAAATTATATACCCAATTATACTAAATTTAATTTAACAGTCGATCAATATCTTAAATTACCTAAAGCTGTTCAAAAAGTATTTTATGGATATCAAGCTAATGGATTAGAATTTGATTCGGCCGCATTAGTTAAATCACATCTTAAAATATGTCCATATGTTTTAGGAGTATGGTTAGAAAGTAGTTTTGAAAAGGTTTGTTATGAAGAAATAGCAAAAAAATTCTTTGAATATCTTTCAAATATTAATGGTTTAGATAAATATTTGATTCAAGGCCAAGAGTTGCCGGATTCAACAGATCCCACACATAATATAATTACATATCGAAAAAATCCCATTATTGTATATAATGATTATATTTATGCTGTAAATTTAAAAAAATTTAATCAATACTTACAAGAATATGGGTTATGTATTTGGCGCCATATTCCTAAAGAGTATAAATATAGTTCAAAACAGATACGTTATCAATTACTGGCCGGAATTATTGATTCAGCCGGCATAATACAATATACGCCTACTTCATCTACGTCTACCCCATCCATAAATAGACATATTAGTCAGATCCAATTTTTAGAGTCATTAAATCAAATATCTTTTATTATTAAAGAGCGACAATTACGTGATGACATTATATGGTTAGTTCGTAGCCTAGGTTTTCATATAATATCTGAAGCTATACTTGTTCGAGTTAATCAATATCAACAAGAAATTCAATGGGTATTGACACTTTATGGCAATTTATATCGCATCCCATCTTGCCGATATTTATATTACTTAAAAAGTCAATCATCTAAAAAATACAATTTAGTATCACCAATTGATATTAAACCATATAAGCATATGATGTATTATGGATTTACGACAGATGGGAATCAACAATTTTTATTATCGGATTTTACTGTAAGCCATAATAGTACTACTGTTGGTATTCTTACACAACCAAAATTATTGGATAATGGCAAAGGGCTTGCCAGAGCACATGTTTTGATTCATAAACATGAACATACAACTGGCAATACTTCAGATATTTCATATTGTTACTATCATAATATTGAGCAAAAGAAAATATATACTTTTATTGATCTGGCTGGTCATGAGAAATATCTTCGCACAACAATTACAGGTATTTCAAATAATAATCCTGATTGTGCCATTATCTGCATTTCAGATAAAATTACTAAGATGACCATTGAGCATTTACAATTATTGATAAGTTTAAAAATTCCATACATAGTAAATTTTACTAAAACAGATTTTATATTACCTATTCATACAAAAAAATTAATAGATCAATTAAAAAATATTTTACGCCCATTAAATTATAAATTATTTGAGATTCAAAATGATAATCAAATTAACATTATTCATCCCAATGAAAAAATTATTCCATATTTATTAACTAGTAATAAAACAGGTAGAGGTATTAATCTATTACGTAATATATTAAATATTTATCCAAAACGCCATAAAACGCCAATTCGTGGATTTATTATAGAACATATTTTTAATGTTCGTGGAGTTGGGACAGTAGTATCTGGTTATACTGGATGTTGTATTCAAAAAGGTAGTAAAATGTTCCTAGGGCCTATTTATAAAAATCAGTTTATACCAATTAAAATCAAATCGATACATAACGATTATTATTATGAAGTAGATCAATTAGGTCCTAATGTTAGAGGATGTTTATGTTTAGTATTTCAAGAGAAAAAATTTCTACGATGCGGTTTAATTATTTCTCCACAAATTTTACCAGTATATCAAAAATTTCAAGCCAGAGTTAAACTATTTCATCATCACACAACAATTAAATCCGGTTATAATACATATGTTCATTGTGGGTGTGTTAAAGAAAATGTGGTATTTGATAAAATTATGATTTATAATCGGCAAAATAAACAGCTACAAGAAATACAGGATAGTATTAGGTCAGGCGACGAAGCATATATTAATATGCAGTTCAATCATCATTTTAATTATTTAGAAATTGGACAAGAAATTATATTTCGCGAAGATAAAGTAAAAGGATTTGGAGTAATTACCCAGCTTATAATTTAATCTAAATATATTATGTGATATTATATATAAAATAATTTATATATGATTCATATTGAAAATATGACAAAAAATCAAAAAAATGATAAAACTAATGAAGCCGATGAAATGGATATCTCAGTTCGACCATTAACTGATGATGATGTATTATTAGAGATGTCTCAAATTAACAAAGTTGATAAAACTATAATATCAGATATATTTAATTCATATTATCAAGAAATTCAAAGTATCTTAACAGCAGCATCACGATTAACGCAAGAAGAGATAGAAATTGTTGAGCTCGAACGATTGCGACGATTAATAAGACTTTTACCTATAGAAGAATTATTTATTCGATCAAAAGATAAAATTTGGGCCGTTCGAAATCATATTCTTAATAAAAATGCTGATTATTTTCTAAATAAAGATTATAGTAAAATTATAAAAAAGGATAAAAAACAAGGATTTATCGAATCAATTATATCTATTATTAAAGATCGATATACTGAAATGGATGATGCAAATAAAGAATTTTATTGGCAAAGAGCTATTAAGTTACTTCATTGTGTGGCACGATTAAAAAAAGAACTATCGAAATTAAATGAATAAATTATATTATTATATAACTTTATTTTTTTATCTAAAAGAAATATAATAATTTTATTATAATAATTATGTCAGCTACGAATGTTAAAATTAAAGAATTACGAAAAATCGTTGGTGATCATGGTATTAATGATATGTTTGAAGAAATGATGGGAATTAAAGATGCTGATCCCGAAATTATTATACCTAAATTTGTTAAAGCACGTAACTTAATTATTCATATTTATAAAGTTTTAGATCAATTTTGCAATTTTAAAACATTACAAGATGATTTTCCTAAATTAAAACCAGCTATAGATGATATTAAAAAATTTATTATTCAAATGCAAGAAAATATATGTTTTTCACCTAATATAGAAGAAACGGAAAATAAATATCATTCATTAGATAAAGTTCAGATTAATCAATTATATAAAAAATTTAAAGATAATCAATACGTCAAACGATTAATAATTAATTGTGGCAGATTAAAACAATGGCATAGTTGTTTTGATGATCCTAATAATCTTAAAGATAATTTTATTGGTCAAGAACCAGGGTTATCACTATTTATATTTGATTTTTCGTCATTAAATCTTAAAGAACTATGGGCCGACGATAAGCAATTAAAACCAGTAGTAAAAAAATACATTCTTAATGTTATCCATATTATATGGAAGGATTTGTTCGCATTATATAAAATTATTACATCTCCCGATGTAGATATTGAAAAATTTACACAAATTTTATTAGAAAGCATTATGCAATTACAAAAACAGCCTGGATTAGATCGATGTAAAAATGCCTTTCAACGAATTAAAAATTCTGTTGAATTACTTAATAGTAATTTTGATAATTATTATCGTGAATCTGTTGCAAGTAGTAATCCAAATATGATTATTGAAAATTTTATTATTGATGTCAGTAATCAAGGTGGCGCTAATGCTCAATTAACACGAGAATTCCGTGTAATCATTCAATATATGCATAAGATGAGTGCGCAAAATGGAAAAAATCAGGACCCAAATGTCAAAAAACTTTTTAAAATGTTAAATAAAAATTTTGAAATCATGGAACAACATACAACTAAAAAAATAGAAAAACAACAGGAACCATTAACGAATAATCGATTAAAAACATCTTCAAATTCTTTATCAGATGCTACAAATTTATTAGATTCAATTGATGATTCATCTATTTTAGAAAATAGCCACGTATCATCAAATAATGAATATGTTCCAATTTACCATCCAGCCAAGGATTCAACAATTGTTCGAAATAAAAAATATAAACGAAAAATTAAATATAAAAAGGCGTAAGATATTTTCACTTATATAGTTACAAAATGAACTTATTATGTTTAACATATTTTATAATTTTATTAACAGCCATATTACTTTATTATCAATGTTCATGTCTTATTATTCTTTTAATTTTACTGAGTATAGGTTATATTCTTATTTATTATCAGAATCTGAATAATTGTTTTATATCAAATGACAACCTAGCAAATAATACGCCCGATATTAAAAAAGAATATCATCATGAACAAGTTAATGAATCAGTTAATGAACCAACTAATAAACCAGTTCAAGTTAATGAACCAACTAATGAACCAGTTCAAGTTAATAAACCAGTTCAAGTTAATGAACCAGTTAATGAACCAGTTCAAGTTAATAAACCAGTTCAAGTTAATGAACCAGTTAATACATCAGAGTCATCAGATTTATTATTAGAATCACAAGTCGATTCATACGCATCTATTCCTCCATCATATGGTATAAAAGATTTTCATACAAAAATGGGATGTTGTGCTGATACACGCTTATTTAATCGTATGAAATTTATGGGTATTCAACCACAATGGTCTAAAGATATCCGAGCGGCTTGGAATAAATACTCTTTACAACCGTATCTTGAGGATGAATTACGTGAACACGCGGATAGAATATGGTGGAATTCTGATCATTTAGAATCGGAGTTTTAAAAAATATTCGATTATATATCATTTGCCGATTCATACCATTGATTTATTATGTCATAATTAGGTGGATAATATTTATAATTATTTTTATTTTGTAGAGAATTCATAGAAATATATAGATTCGGTATTTTAAATTGTATAGACATAGAATTCGAAGGCGGTAAATCATTTTTAAATAATTTTAAATCACGTAAATCTTTACGAATCCCTAACAAATAATCACCTGGTCTAAAATATGCATGATTTTGATCAACGCAGCAAAATATCTTAGACGGATGCACGTGTATATTTTTTAATAATGGCGCCCATCGATCATCAGTTGATAAATACTGAGATGATGCGTCTTTTTCAATTTTATTTAAAATAATGCTTATTCCACGTTGAGCATATTTTAGCAATACATCAATTGGAATTTTATTGCAACTAAACCATTGATAAGAATCACTCACACCCGATAATAAACATGCAACACATGCTCTAAATAAAGTTAATTCGCCATTATAATACATTTTGACAGCATTAACATGAAATTTTTTAACCATTTTAGCTGGTTCATATGGAATATGAAAAATGTCCATTGGTCGACTTAACCCAGGTCCATAAATTTTATATTTAATAGATGACATAGTAGTTAATTTTTTTATATAAACTGGACCGCGATGTTCACAATTCTTCTTAATTTGTTCATATAAATGTTTAACTCTATCATAAAATATAGCTATATTTTTTGTTGTAATACTTATATCTATATCAGCTAATTGATTATAAGCTACTTTCTGTGTCTTGTTAGAGTCACAATCTATATCTAATTTAGAATCAACTGTATTAATTTTTTTTTCTAAATGATTTTTCATTATAGAATTTTCCATTATAGAATTTTCCATTATAGAATTTTCAAATACATCATCTTCATACATAATACTAATATTATTTATTACTGATTTTTCGACGGGTGCAGTTAAGACTTGCTGTTGATAATCAGTATCTGTTAAACTAGCATATCCTGGATAATAATATTCTAAATAATTAAGAAATTGTATATCTTCAGTATTATCTGGAGTTTCAATCATATAGGGATATTTAATAGGAAAACTTCTAGGTTCTATAGATATTGTATTTGCGAAATTTTGTTCTAATGGATTTCTATGTACACATGGAATTAAAATTGATCCTGTAATGGCCGCTCCAAGACTTTTAAGATCGATATTTTTAAATGCACCAGCGGTGGCTAAATGAAATCGTCTATAAAATTCATCTATACTATTAATATATCTTGGACCAACTAAATAAAATGGCATACTTTTAGTAATATCATCTGAACCTGTAAGTTGTAAAATATATGGATGTAAATCAGGATGTTGGATATTAAATATGGGCATTGAAGCAGCTTCCTCTAATGTAAATAATACACGATATTTCAAATTAATCTGGCTCCACATAATAGTTTCTTCTTGTCGTAGTATATATTGCGCATATATAAAACAATATCTAATTAAATCAGCAAGAAGTTGATTTTGTTTTATATATGGCATAAATAATCGCCATATTTCAGGACATTTAATAATATGGCATTCTTTAGGATTCAACATTGTATATAATAAAATTATTATCGATTGTTTTTTTAAACCAATATCATAATATGATTTAATGTATTGTATAATTATTTGTAGATTAGGATATTGTTTAATTGGTAGTATTGGCCATTTCAAAAAATTATTTTTTTCTTGTAACGCTTCACGAATTTTTTCTTCATCTATATTTTTTTTCTTAATTATTTGAGTTGGATAATTATTTTTAATAGCATCAATATTGGCTTTTGTCCATTCTTTATTTTCAATATTAAAGTATGGTAATTTACGTTTTTCAAATAAATATAAATTATAATCTTTATAATTTGTTATATCATGCCATATTTGATCTGCTCGATATAATTTTTTTAACTCTGTTTTGAATATTTTATAATTATTTTGTTTGATTACCCATCCAAAGATTTGATATGCATTATGAAGCAATGATAATAGTTTATGACCATTTATATTAAGTATATTTATAATATTATAAAATATCTGTTGATCTGATTGATTAAATGTTATGTTAATTACAATTTTTCTATTACTTAAATCGATATTATAAGTAAATGTCTTTACATTTAAATATTTTAAAATATCAAATGAAGATGTTAACATCTCCCCCAGATTACTTTTAATTATAATTAAAAGTGTTAAGTCATAATGTTTTTGGAATTGATCCATTAAATCACATAATAATGGTATAACTAAATTATGGAATTGATTATTTTTTTGATTTACTTGATTAGTTTTTAAATTAGATTGCTCATTTGGTAATGGTAAATTCGGCAATGGCTCATTTGATAAATCTTGTTGTTGAGTTAAATCCATAGTAATTACTAAATTTAAAATGAATTTTCAAATTTGAAATTATTTTAAAATTAATATTTGAATACCATGCGTTATTTTAAAGCAACGAATAACAATGATTACGATATTTTACGTGTGGTTACTGAAATGATTAATATTGATACTAATACAACATATTATGATACACATGGTAATTTATTAGAAACCCCTAAACCAAACCACAATTGTTATAAAATTAATGATATAGAATTTACTATTATGCCAAATCAAGGTGCTGTTTTGATATTTAATTCGGTCAAAAAATCTAAAAGCCAAGAGCTTGCTAATTCTATTCTTGAACAAATCGAACAAGCTTATATTTTAAAACGTGAGGAATTAAAAAAAATATATCCTAACGTTGAATATGCATCGGCTGATAGTGTGTCAAAGCAACATGTATTTATAAAACGAATTAAAAAGGCAACTCAACGAGTATTATTCATTAAAAACGAAGAGATTGAAGAACATGATGAACATTTAAAACCTAAAGCATTTACATGGCATTTAAAGTCTAATGATTTTGAAATGGCCTCTCAAGTCTTTTGGTTACCATATTGTTCACATATTCCTTGTATGGGTTTTATTCATAAAAATGCTACATTATTAACACCATCATCAATTATATTAGATATTGATAATATTGTAACTTTGGAAGATGGCCATCATAGGTGTGATGGACCTGTTATAACAGATTATACTTTATATAAAGAAGGACATATTTATCCAGAGAAAATACATATTGATCCATGTTATGGGGTTATGTTAGAAATTGCTCGAAATTATACAGATATATATGCGCATATAAATTTGCCATATAATCTTTATCAAAGATTTAGATGTTCGAACATAAGTAAGCCAGTATACTGGCTTAAATGGGAAAATTTCAATCCAGCCAGGATACTACCTCATATTCCTTGGGAAGATCAAATTAATCAAGGTGATTATTCTTTGTATTCCGATATTGATAGAAACGGACCACATATTTCTCATGATGTTAATTACACATGTGCATTATCTGGAATTCCCATTGCTGAGGATTGTTATGTATTTGCTATTTATCAACAAACTAAAAATATATTAATACCTGAAGAATCGTTATTAACAGTTAATAATCAATCATTAATTAATGAACAGATAAATGAACAGATAAATGAACAGATAAACGAACAGATAAATGAACAAATAAATGAACAAATAAATGAACAAATAACTAACGATATTGATCCAAAGGCAGACGATCATATCACAGTAATTATCTCTCAAAATAATAATTCTGATAATAAACATATAAAAAATAAATCTAAAAAACATAATAAAAGGAAAACTAAATCAGATACGTCCTTATTATCAACTAATGAACAAAAGCCTAATAAATTAACACAAGTTAATATTCCTGTAGATGAAGGAATAATTACGGATTTGGATATACAACCATTGATTAAAAAACCTCGAAAAAAAAATCAAAAATCAAAAAAGTATATAAATCAAGTCGCAACTATACGATATAATACACCTAAATATATACTAGTATCTGGATATGCAATGCATTATAAATATGATTATGATATAGTAAAATCATTTGAAGAAAAAACAAAGACAAAAATTATTGTTTATCGAACATTTTGTCCTCGAACATGGAAATCAATAATAGATGAATTAGATCGTCCACCGATATATAAAAAATTATTACATGGATTTAATGAGTCATTCCAATTAATTCTATTATATAATCGACGTGCATGGGTCCATTCTGAAGGAGATGAAGTGCGAGATAATCGATATAAACGTTTATGTGTCACACATGACTTATCATCACAAGTATTGTTTAATAAAGATACAGAAGCTGAAATATATGGATTAACTTACCATTAATTATAAACAAGTATATTTCTATATATAATTATTTTTTTTCCATATTATGAATATGTTGAACTATATTATAACCACGTTCTACATAAAATTTCTTTCGAACATACCATTGATTTTTAAAAACTGTTTTCATATCAACAATATCATATATATGTCGTTCAATAGACTCATCTGAGCTTAAACGAAAAATTCTTCCCACATATTGTGATATTTTTGATTTACGAGGTGTTGTTAATATTAAACTATTCATTTTAGGAATTGATTTCCCAGTTCCCATATATTGATATGTCGTAAATATAACCTTGGCCTTAGATTCGGCAAGTTGAACTTCTTTAGGTGTGCTTTGACCCACAATTCGCATATAATCAGTATCATTTATCATCATTTCAACATAAGTTTGACTAATCTGCGTTATTAATTTATCGCGTAATAATGATAAATAATCGCGCCGATCAGCAAATACGAATACATATAAATTCTGTTTTAAACATTGTTGAATATAATCAATTATTAATTGACTACGTTGTTCATCCATACATATCATATTTATTGTTTTTGATGGTGATATAAAATCCGATCCATCATTTCGTAAAACTTGAGTATAAAAATCTGGTCCATAATATTTAATTTGGTGAACAGTTGCTTTAAATTGTTTTTTATGTGTCATATACCCTGGAAGTGTTTCAGCATCAAGAACAGGACCAATAGACCACCAAACCAATTTATCAAATTTATAAGTATGTTCTTCTGGTGTCGCGGATAATCCTAACATATATGGTGCTTGTGCTATATAAAATGCCTTACCATTAAAATTATTCGCATATAAATGACATTCATCATATATAATAAAACCAAATTGATTATAATACTCAATAGCACTAAGTATAGTTTTATTAAATATATATGTTGTATTAATAACCGAATTAATAACCATAATAATCACATCACCATCTATTTTTTTTTGACCATAATAATATCCTATACTTATAGTTGGATAACAAGCTGATATGACATCATGCCATTGTTGAATCATAGCGGTACTATGAAGAATAATTAATGTTTTTTTCTTAAAAATACTCATTAAATATGCGGCCAGATATGTTTTTCCTTGACCAGTGGCTAATTTTAATATACAGCCAGCCGAGCCATGTTTTACTCGCTCTTTGGTATAAATATGATCAAGCATATATCGACTAATTATATCTTGATTAGGCTGTAAATAACCCTGCCAATTGAATTTATCTATATTATGACCAGGTTTAAGTTGTGATATAGTTGTATATTTCTCCAGATGAAATTTCTTAGATAATATTTCAAATATACCAAATCGTGGCACAATAATACGTTGATTTTTTTTATCAACATGACATCTTTTACGCTGAATAGGTTGGCCGATAACTGATATAAATTTTAATGTAAAATAATTTTCAATACGTCGCACAATTTTAAATAGTCTATCAACTGTTGTATTAATATAACTGAATTTAATAAATGCACCGGTTTTAGTAATATAAATAATTTTATTTGATTCCCCAATTGGAGTATAGTTAACAATATGACCTGAAGTATTATTGCATGATTGATTTGAGCCATTTTGAAGATTTGATCTGTCTGATAATGAGCCTGGCGGTAAACTCAGTGGTTCTTCATTGGGCAGCAAATTTACATCATTTTTTATTAATTGGATATAATCGTTTAATCCAAAGCTAGTCATGTCTTACTTAATGGATGGCAGTAATATGGTGTTCTATAAGTATATTCAAACTTTAGTTTGATATATTTATAAAATTGATATAGAATATATAATATTAAAATAATAATTACCACTATTAATACATAAAATATTTTTTGATCATTTTCTCCACCACCTTGAATTCCTTTATTTGATTTTTTTTCTTCGTTCGAATCGGATTCTAATATATTACTGATTTGTGTTTGCAATGCTGATGCACATTCGGGATTTTGGGTTTGTATATTGTTCAATATAGTTGTAAAAGATGTTTTAATGTCCTCCATGTCATTATCCCTTTTTTTTATACCATTCAGAATTTCTTTATAAAAATGATTAACAATAGTTTCTAAGTCTTCCTTTGTTAATTCTTCCTTTGTTAATTCTTCCTTTGTTAATTCTTGATTATTTGACAATTTTTTTATAGTCCATTCGTATTGTGATTCATTATATGAAAATATAAAACCATCTAATGATGGAGTTTGATTACTAATTTGAACATATATTTTGAGTAAAATATTAGTTATATATTGAATAGATACGTTTTTCTCTTCCAATTGTTTTTTTAGATTAGTTATATGCGTAATAGTTTGATTTGGCTGACTTAAATCTAAAATTGTATTTATTTCTTCTACTATTAATTTATATTTTTCCAATTCCTTTGTAGAATTAGATAATTGGTTTTGTATCATATATAATTCGTCTTCTAATTGGTTACGTTGCCTTTGACATTCAGTATATTCGTTGTTTAATTTTGTATTATCTTTATTGCATTGGTTTAACTCATTTCGAAGTATATTTTTTCCAGATTCTAAAGATTGGATCTCGCTTTTTTGTTCGCTTATTTGTAATTCTAATTGTTTATTTGTTTTTTCCAGTTTTGTAATAGTATTTAATACATCACGATATTGTCGTGATAATGGATTATTTTCATTTTCTGATTCCTTAATCTTATTTTCCATTATCTGTACTAGATGTTCACATTCTTGAAGCTTTTTATTTATAGGTCCTAAGGATGGTGGCTCCTGTTGTAATTTTTTGAGCAGTTCATCTTTTTCTGCAATTTGTTGCTTTAATATTGATATTTCATCTTGTTGTTGTATAAAATGTTGTTGAAGAATTCTAATGATTTCTTTAAGATTCATTTGAATTTGTCCAAAATCATTAGATTGTTCTGAACTTAATACGGATTTTATTTCTGAGAACTGATCCTCTAATGGGACTATAATAGATTTTAATTGTTCAATTTGATCGGTACTTAATGTTTGATGTTGCCCCTTTTGTTCTAATTGCTTTATTTTCTCTATAGCTTTAGATAGTTCTGTATTGTTATGTTCAATAATTTGAAGTTTTTCTTTTAATTCAGTTGATAGGCGTTTGTTTTGTTGATCAAGTTGTTCATTTTGTTGACTAAGTTGTTTGTTTTGTTGACCAAGTTGTTCATTTTGTTGACTAAGTTGTTCATTTTGTTGATCAAGTTGTTCATTTTGTTGACTAAGTTATTTGTTTTGTTGACCAAGTTGTTCATTTTGCTGTTTTAATTGTCGTATTGTATTATTTATTTCAGATAGTTGGGTTTGGAGATTTAATATGGTATCGTGATACTCTTGATTTACCTTATCTAATTGTGTTTGAGCCATCTGTAAATCACTAGTTAATTGGCGTATATGCTCTTCAAGTTGATTAATATGATTATTTAACTGTCGTTTTTCATTTTGAATTTGATGTCTAATATCGTTATTGTCATTTTGTAGTGTTTTATAGTTTAATTCATATTGATCAAGTTGATTTTTTAATGAATGGATCTCATTATTTTTTTGTTCAATTATTTGAGTTAAATCATTTTTTTGTTGGGTTAATTGGTCAATTTGACTAGATAAAACCGGTATTTTTTGTCTTTGTTGATCTGCAACTTTAAGTCTTTGTTTATTCTGATAAAGAGCTTCTTTTAATTTTTTATTTTTTTTTAATTGATCATGCATTTTTTGTTCAAGTTCAGTTTTTTCAAGTTGTAATTGTTGAATTTGTTGAATAATTTGATTGTATTGATTTTGAAGTGCGCTATGATTTGCTAATAATTGTTGTAATTGTTCATTAATTTGTTGATATTTCCTATTTAATAGAGCTTGTTGTTGTTTATATTGTTGTGCTTTTCCTTGATAAACATTAGATCGGCGTTGACATTGTTGGAATTGTTGATGTAATCGTCTGTATAATCTATTTAATTCATTAACACGTTCTTGAGTTAATATAAATTTAGCTTCTAATGCATGTTTATCACGTTCGAGACGTGCAATTCTATTCTGGCATTTTCTATCATCTTGATATAAATATATATAATCCGTAAGATAATCGACTGTACCAACAGTATCTTCAACCATTTTTATAAAACGTGTTTCAGCATTATCAATTATTGTTATAGGATCTTCTGTAGGTAATTGACCATCTTGAAGAGTGATATTAAAACGCCCATCAGATGTTATATCAGAAGATTTTAAATCGGCTTTTTTTTGTTCCAATGATAATTCAGCTAATCCTAATTTATTCATTTGTTTTGATATTTTTAGAGCTTTATTAATTTCTTCATTTGATAAACGAGCTTGTTCGTTAATAATTTCTTTTTGTTTATCTGTTGGTTTTTTAGATACATTCATAACATACTGTGTAGCTATTGATATATGTTGGCGAGCTTGATTAGCTCTATCTTCTACATGTTTCGACATATACAAAAAATAAAATCTAATATATTATGAATGATATATTTTTACTTAACTTTTATACAATAGATTTACATTCTTCAATAATTAAATTTAATTGTGTGTCTGGCAATCGTTCTTGATATTTATCACGTAATTGATCAATTTGTTTTCTCATACAATCAGTTAATTCTTTAACTTGTTCTGTGTTTTCATTATTATTATACGCCGTTTTTAGTTCATCAGATGCTGATCCATTTTCTCCAACATAATCATCCACAATTTTAGCCGATAATTCATATATTTCATTTCTTAGAGCTTGTTTTGTATTTAAAACGCCTATCTCTGGATTCTTATCTAATAAACTCAATGATTGCCATACTTTAGGAAGTCTTCCAGATAAACAAACTACATGATCTCCTTCAACACAATCTTGAACAGCTTCTCCAAGAGCATCACGTAATTGATTAAATGATTTTTTATTATCAGGATGATGAATACGTTGCCAAACAGTTGTTAATATATCTTGTTCATGTGCGTCAGGCATAAAACTTATAGGATAATTATTATCTAAATAAGATAAAGTCTTATTAATTTTTTCATATGCAACTGGGTCATTTTGATAACGCATTTTAAGCCAATTACAACAATCTGAATATGTTTTTAATTGCAGATCGCTAACTTTAGCATTCTCATTTCTAACCTGTTGATATTGATGTTTAAGATCATTATGTATAGATGAATCATGAACATTTTGACTATCTGAATGCCATTGTTGCTTAGCTAATAAGGTTTTTTGTGTATATTCGGGATCATCTTTATTAATTTTCTTATTACGTTGATTATTTATAGAGTGATGCATAGTATTATAATATGCTAACAAGGCATCTTGAATGGGTAGGTCTTCAACATCAGGATAATCTACAAATTCATCTTTATAATCATCAATTCGATCTAAAATAAATGGTATATCAATAGGATCAACACGACCTTGTCTAATTTGATCTAATGCTTGATTAAAATGTTGATGTGCCCGTTCTATATTACGAGCATTAACCAAATATACTGCACCTAATCGATAATGGTCTAAAGCATTAGGCTCAGTAATTTGTTCACCATATCGAATAGCATTTTTTGCTTCTTGATCAAATTTATCACCATGAACATTATTAAAATACAATTTGCTCTGTTTTTTATAATAGTTATTAATAGCTACTACAATGCCTTTATATAACTTATATATAAGATATATAGTTAATACTATAATGATCAACCAAGTCAAAATCTTTATAGCTGATTGATTAGATGAAGACACTTTAGTTTCAGACGCTTTAGTTTCAGATAAATACTCATTTAATTTAATATCACCACCAAATGTGGTATTTGAATAATTAATTAATGGACTTTTTTCAGTGAATAGTGACATTTATATGTATATAACTATAAACAATCTAATTCATAAAAATTTTTCGTAGATTTTGTCGGGTTAATTGTTTTGCATGAACTAATCGACGAATATCTTCATATAAGATTGCATCAAGCCATGGCATTTTAACTTTTCGAATCGTATACATATCTAGATCAGGTTTATTCTTTATATATTGTGTATCAAATAAGTTACGATATTGCATAACTTGATCAATCATATTATTTAATTGTTTTTTTGACGGACGAATAACTAAATGTTCTTTAGACATTTTATATAAAATCCAAAAATATAACACAATCAATACTACTATAATGATAGTCATATATATTATACAAAAAATAGATAAATCATAAATATAATATATGATTATGTTAGGTATTCATGTTAATAAATCTTCATCAACATTATATAATGCAATTTTAAAAGCCCATACTGATTTTCAAATTAATAGTGCCCAAATTTTTGTATATGGTCCACAAAGTATGATCCCAATTAAATTAGATCCAAAAAAGTTAAGAACTATATCTACTCGGCAAATACCAATTAAACTTGTTATACATAGCTCTTACCCGAGTATTAGTATTTGGAATATATCAAAACATAATATATCAACCAAAGAAAGTCAACGACAAATAGCAAATATTTTAGACCAATTAATAATTGGTATGCAGATTCAAGCAATGGGTCTTGTCTTACATATTGCTAAATATCCAGCAGCATCCATTGCCGAAACAATGCTTCTTTTAAAACCATTGGCAAAAAAAACTCAAGTTCCAATTTTATTAGAAATGGTCAGTAGTAAATCATCCCCAAATACATATGAGACGCCTGAAAAAATTAACAATTTAAGTAAATTAATCGACAATACTACAAATACTTCATGGTGGGGATGGTGTATTGATACGGCCCATTTATGGGGCGCAGGCATTGATATTCGTTATTATAAACAAATGGCACAATGGTTAAATCAAATTAGGTATAAAGATAAAATTAAATTATTTCATTTAAATGGATCATCTGTAATCCGTGGTAGTGGAAAAGATAAACATGAAATTGTTTTTAGTCAATATGATAAAATCTGGCATAATATTTCACCAAAAAAAAGTGGAGTTTATGCGATTGTAAAATTTGCTCAAAAACGACAAATTCCAATTATCTGTGAAATTAAACGAGGCACATTAAATGAAATACGTAAAGGTTTAAATATACTTAAGTCTTTATTAACTACACATTAAATTCATACCCACAATTAAAACATGTGATATGCAAATTAACTCCCTCATCTAATGATCTATTATATAGATTTTCAATAAAACATTTACTTTCTTTACATTTGCGACATTTATACATTCGACTAATTTTAACTGTATGACTAATATTTTTACTGGCTTCCATACGTTGTATTATTTTAGTATATTTTTTTGGAAATATTTCACAAGATGTTAATTTTGGTAACATTGATATTGGGATTTGTTTATTTAATAATGATTTGGCAAAATCTGGATTATTGATTAAGCTTGTTGAATCCAAATTAACACTGATTTTATAACAGGTTGTATGATAAATATTACAAAATTCCTCAATATCCCAGCTTGGAATAATATTTTCCTTATGCGCATAATCTATTGTCGCATTATAACAAACTCGTTCAATTTGTTTTAATAAATTGATTTTATTATGATTGGATAATTGTTGATATTCATTGTAATGAGATAAACTTGCTCCAAATAACATAATTTTTGCGCGTCTAATTACATTATAAGGAGGTTGATATAAATCTAATGACAATGGTATCGTATGATTAAATTGTTCTTGTGGCCGATTGGGTGCATTTGTGATTGGGTGTTCTGATGAATCCACTATCGGCTTATTTTGATTGATTGACATTTTTCAAGATTTTAATCAACTATATTATAAATTAATATTTGTTTTATATATTTAATTCAATTTTGAATATATTATATATATTACAAAAAAAATGTATTCTATTATAGTTGCTGTAGATAAAAATAATGGAATAGGACGCCAACAATCTATACCATGGAATTGTCGAAAAGATCGAGCATTTTTTAAATCTACCACAATGGGTCATATTATTATAATGGGCGCAATCACATATAAAAGTATTGGGCATCCTTTGCCCGGCCGTATTAATTGTATAATAAGTCGTACATTAACAAATCAAACTCAGGAAGTATCATCTAAACAATCATCCGGCCAATCATCCAAACAATCATCCAGTCAATCATCCAAACAATCATCCAGTCAATCATCCAAACAACCATCCAGTCAATTATCCAGCCAATCATTCAGTCAATCAGCCAAACAATCAGCCAGTCAATCATCCAAACAATCGTCATCAAATGAAAATATTACATCAATACATTTCTTTTCAAGTCCGATGGAATGTGTTCGATGGTGTAATCAACAATATATTCATTCTGGAAAAAAACTTCGAGCATTTGTTTGTGGTGGAGAATCTATTTACAAATGGTTTTTAAAGAAAAAATTTATTTTTGATGAATATATAACTTATATTGATTTTGATTATCATTGTGATAGATTTTACCCAGTTCGACCTATAACTACTCTACCTCAATATGATATATTGACATCAGCATCATCATTGGTCTCATCATCAGCCTCCTCATCAGTCTCATCATCAGCCTCATCATCATCGGCCCTAAGTTTATCAGAATCAATTAATTCTAATTTAGAACAATTATTACATTATATTTGTCCTAATCCGACTAATGATGAACATGATATTGACTATAGAATAGAAGCAATTGACGAATTTACAATGGAAAATAATATTTCGGTTCGAATTGTTAGAAAAATATATAAAAATCATGAAGAAATTGCATTTATTGAATTGCTCTTACAAATCTTATTATATGGCCATTATCAGCTTGATCGAACAAGAATCGGTTGTTATTCTTTATTTGGGAAACAATTACATTTCGATCTTACAGATAATCAATTTCCTTTATTAACAACACGCCCAATGTGGTTACGAGGTATATTTGAAGAATTGATGCTATATTTAAGAGGACAAACTGATACAAAGATATTAGAATCAAAAAATATAAATATATGGAAGAAAAATACATCTCGTGAATTTTTAGATTCACATAATTTAACTCAATTACCAGTTGGCGATATGGGCCATAGTTATGGGCACAGTTTTCGTCATTTTGGTGCATCATATATAACATGTAATGATGATTATACTGGACAAGGTTATGATCAATTACATAATTTAATTGAACAACTTAAAATAAATCCTTATAGTCGTCGATTGATTATTAGTCTATGGGAACCAAATCATATGCATAATGCAGCTTTACCACCATGTTTATATAATTATCAATTTTATGTACATGATCAAAGAATCGACAATTTTCAGAATAATCATCCACGTTCCTCTAATGAACATATTCCTATTTCTCAATGTAAATATTTATCATGCATGATGACACAACGTAGTTCAGACATTATGACTGCTGGTGGGTGGAATATAGCGACCGGTGCATTATTAACCATTTTATTAGCAAAGGCCTGTGATTATGAACCATATCAATTAATATGGAATATAGGTAATGTGCATATTTATAAAAATTTAACAAATAGTGCAGTTAAACAAGTTGGTCGATTACCTTATATTTTTCCAAAACTTTATATTAAAAAATATAGAGAAAAGATAGAAGATTATCAATATCAAGATTTAGAATTAATTAACTATTGTTCTCATTCACAATTACCAATTATTATGAATACATAATAAAAGTTTTTCTAAAATGATTTTTAATTTCTTGTGGCATATTATGCCTAGTAAAAGCATATGTGTTAACTACATTATAATTTAAATCATATTCTGTATATTGGCCAGATATTGAAATATTATTTGTTGATGAAGTATTCTGATAACACTCAATCTGAGTTTTTTTATTTCCTTGTCTATCATAACTTATGAATAATCCATTAAGTTTATGTTCAGAATATTCACATTGATATTTTAATTGTCCATTATCATAGTATTCTTGATAAATACCATGCATTTTTTTATTTCGACATGTATATTGTTGTTGTAATTGACCATTATTATAATATATCCGATATATGCTATGAATATGTTTATGAGAGAATATAAAATAATTCTTTATTATTCCATTTTTAAAATACTTTTGTTCATACCATTTTTTTTTAGGAAAAGGAACTTTCTTATATGAAATTAAATTATTTTGATAAGCGTCAGGCTTAAATTGATATTTTTGATGATATACTATATTTTTTATATAATACTTTATTTGATATAATGTAAAAGGATCATAATCATAATGATATTTATCTTGATAATTATTTTTGTAATGATTTACAAATAGTAATCGACCTTGCTCAAAATATAATTGGTTACCATTTTTTTTATCTAGTCTATAATTTGTCATAATATCTATACACCCATATTTATCATATTCAATAGAATAACCATGTAACTTACCATTTAAATAATATTGAATTGTTTTAACATGGCCCTTATTAAACTTTATCAACGGGCCATGTGTTATGTCATTTTTAAATGATTTTTTTAATATTAATTGATTATTTGGTGCAAATCTTTTATTTATTCCATGATATTTATTTTTATACAAAGTAAAAGATTCTTTTATATGCCCTGTAGAATGAAATTTTTTACAAATATTATTTATATTATATAATTGAGTTTTACCATTACTGAAATATATAATTGAGTTAAAATAGGCATTTTTTAAAATTCCATTATTATAATAATATAAATCATAATAATCACGATTTGTTTGTATTTTAAAACTTAATAAATTTGATTTTTTAAATGTATATTTTTTTATACTTTCCATCTTTAATATATACTAATACTTTAATTTCAAATTTTCATTGATTGAATTATATTAATTACTTTACATATTTTAATATTTGCAATTTATTATTTTTATCATATGTACGGATATTTTGAACTTTTGGAGAATTCTTATTATATATTATTTTATTTTTAATATGGCCCGTAGAATTATAATCAATCGTTTGACCATGACGTATACCATAATATTTATTATAAACATGGCTAATTTTAGAAGAATTAGTATATTCAATTTGAATATACGATTTTCCAAATAATGTGGTATAAGTTAAGATATTTCCATGCTTGTCATATATTTTTTTATATTCACAAGAATAACCATTAAAATATGTTCTTATTTCCGAAGGCATACCTGATAAATGAAATAATATAAAACGACCATGAAGATGATTATTTTTATAATAACATATTTTTTTTAATTGACCATTAATATTATAAGTTCGCGACATTCCTTGTCGCAATCCATCGATATATAATGTTTGTGTAATAGTTTGGTAATATGAATCCACTGTGGTTGATAATCCATTTAAATAATGCCCATGAAATTCTTGAAAAGAATATATTTCAAAATTACCTATATCATTTTTATGTGTTTTTAAAATCACAATATCATTAAATAAAGCTCCGCGCTGTTTTTTGATACGTCCAGTATCATAAAATAATATATAATTTTGTTTATCGGCACTATATATTGATTTTGGTAATCCATTTTGATAATAATGATAATATGTATTATCTGGATATATCATAGTTTTCACAATACCATGATTATAATATTTATAAACAATATCATTATAATTTTCAACATTGCTATTATTTTGAAACATCATTTTGAATGAATATATATATTCATATTTTATTCATTATATATAATTATTGTCTTATATCAAAATTATTATTTCGCTAATATATACATAGAATAATATTCCACCCAAAACTGTAAATATTTTAAAGAATCAATAAGTGCTTGAGGAGGAATCAATTGATAATAAAAAGACTCTTTTAATTGAGGATTAACTAATGCATCTTGTTTATATTGGCTAGCCCATTTAATATATTTAATAAATCCATATATTATTAACGCTGCTATAATAATGGTAATAATAACGGAGCCTAGATAACTTATCATGTATAATATATAATAAAAAACAAATTAGTATGGCAGAATTATATGAAACTATTAAAGATCCTAAATTATTATCTCTTCTTATTACTGGAGCTACATCTTTGATTGATACAAATGATCCGAATTTAACTAATCAAAATACTATAGATTCAACCCATATAGATAATTCGCCATTTGAAGATGATGATTGTGAAATACAATCTTGTGATACTATGTCAAATCATTCTATCTTGCAACAAGTAAATAATGTATATAAACCATTATCACAAATTATTGAAACATTGACATTAGATATGCAATTAATTAAAAAAGAAATTACAAATTTAAACTCACAAGTCGGCCAGTTGGCGACACATATAGAGAATCTTCAATATACTCAAGAATATATAATTCAAACATATAAATTAGAAATTCAAAATCTTAAAAAGCAACTTGTTGATACTCGTACGACACTATTACAATCCATCCATGCTCAAAATAAATAATTAAATTTCATTTGTATTTTCTGTTGAAATACCAATGGGTATATAAGCTGGTCTATCAATATCAATAATCAGTAGATCAGTTGGACGATGTTTATGTTTATTATAATAAGTATTTTCTCGACTATTATCATAAATAATCCATTCTTGTTCAGTAAAAAATCTATTTTCTCCATCGACCCAAATACCACTTTTATTTAAAGATGATATAGATAATGGTAATATACATCGTAAAGTATAATTAGCTATTTGTGCCGGTCCACGCTGTTTTATATTATTAATAGTTTTAGGTGCGATTCTTTTAATAAAAAGTGATCTAATATCTGGTATTGATTGAATTAAATTATGTAATTTTGAATATTTATGAATATTTGGATATAAATGATTATTATAATATAATAAGCATAAATTTGATTGATCTAGGTCATTATTTTTTTTATACTCTTCAAGAATTTGTTGAAAATGTGTTGGTTGTGACAGCAACTCTAAAGATCTTCCAACATCATCTAATGTAAAATAGCATTTTGGTTTTGGTAAAAAGATAAGTAATAACATTGTAATAATAATTAAAGCAATAATAATACATCCAATTATAAAAATATTCATTATATAATATAATACTATGGATAAAAGTTTATTAAATATATCAAAATCAACCGAGTATTTTAGCAGGCACTGGCGACATTTTGATAGTTTACTTGTCTATATTTCTCCTAATTTTCAGTTTAAATCGGATATAATTATTACCGAATTAGATAATTGCATGATCTGTTATGAACCTATTCAAACTATATATAAACCAGTTCAAATAAAAATATTTAATAAACAGTTTTTACATAAGCTAAAAGCATCAGAGGCTAGTATAGTTATTATTAGTAATCAAATTAACATGGGAAATTTAGCAGTCAATTTTATAAAATCTAAAGTCGAAATTTTATTACAACGATATTTTAATATCCCGATTATTGGATTCTTTTCTTTGAAACCAAATTATTTTATGAAACCACATACAAAAATCTGGCAATTATTAAATGCTTATTATCGTGAATATGGCAAAAGTAATATTCATAAAACATTGGTTGTGTCCAATGAAGGAGGTATTTATTCAGTTCCTAACGATAGAAAAAAAATATGGCAATTTAATGATACAGATCGAGCTTTTGCTGTTAATATTAATGCCCAATATAAAACAATTGATGAATTTTTAAATGGTACAGTATCTGAATTTCAATGGGATCCAAAAATTATTGCTCCTAATATACGTCAACTATATATTAAAGAATTAAATCAACATACTCCTCCAAATATTATACAAGAATTGCTTAAATTTGGTAAACATGATATGTACTTAATTATGATTATAGGCGCTCCTCGATGTGGAAAAACATATTTAGCACATGAAATTCTTAAACAATGGAAAAATTCTTCATTAGCTAAAACACATGCTGTTATACATTTAGATACACAAATAGCAAATAAGATACGTATCAAACAATGTTCTAAGGCATTACAAGATCGTATTAGCGTAATAATTGATGGAGATTGTCATACTGAGATTCAACGACAACAATATATTAGAACTCGTCCATATGATTATACACCAGTTTTATGTATTGAAGTAAATTGTGGTCTACAAATGGCACAAGTTTTTAATCATGTTTGTGTTGAAGAAGCATCGGATGAAACAACATTGCTTTATAAAACCCAAAAATTTTATTTATATAAAAGCATGTACCAAAAACCTATAGAAAACTCTTATTTACGATATCTATTATATTTACCGAATATAAATCTACGTGATACAATTACAAGATTTAGATATTAAATTAACTTAACCAGACTTTATTTTTTGCAAGACCAAGCCATGGACTTAGGAATGACGATGCTTCCTTCACTCAATCGGATGGTAACGACCATTCTTAAGGAGTTGCCCGTTTTTTCCAATTTCATATTCCAGGGCATATGATCGGTTGATGCGCTTGGACTTGTAAAGCTGGATAAAGGCGATAGCATCAGCCCATGTACTCTTCAGTTGACGAATGACACCGTCCTGATAATCAATGCATACATCCCACAAATGGCATGTGTGACTAAGATCAGGGATATAGAAAATGCGGAATGCATTGGGAGGCGGCGCACTAACGACATGGATTTCATCTAATCCAGTTTGTTCATCTGCATCCTGACTAGTAGTGCTAGCTGCGTTATGCTTATGGATGAGATCTTGGATGCGGTCATCAGATGCGCTCTTGTCGCCTAGACGCCATTTATCCAGGAAAGTGCACATTTCTGTTTCCATTGATGAATGAACAGCATCTATATAGGCGTTGTACATCGTAGATGTCTTGGCTGGTAACTGATAGATGCTGCTCATCATATTAGCCAAGCTCAAAGGCGCCGTCTTCGTCGGAAGAATTGTTTGAAAACTCTGAAGTTGATTGGTAAGTGGTGATGCAGAAAATAGAAGCAGGTACTTAGCGTGTTCTGAATCAATCCAGTCCTTTCCTGGAAGCTGACGCAAGTTTTTAATTGAATCAGCGGAATTGATTGGCAATGGATCCAATTCAAACCACATCTCCAGAGACCCATGTAAATAGGCAGGATCAATATACTTTGAAAGTTCCTGTCGTGTCTCTGATGAGATAGGTTGCCAATCCCAACGAATATGCGAAAGAGATGATGCGGGTATGATTTTAGTCATGGTAATTCGATTAAGAATGTCAATTTCACAAAATGAGTTGATAACAACAAATAGCATAAAAAAAATCAATTTTTTTATTGGTTTGTAATAATTAATTTATATTAGTTTTTAAATTATAAAAAATGAATTAAATAATTATATTTATAACGTATTGCTCTATGTCTAAACTTCTTATTGTTTTTATTGGTGACATTGGTGGTGGTAAATCAACGGCAACAGATATATTAGTTAAATATGGATTTAAAAATTTAGCTTTTGCTGACCCATTAAAGCAATTTGCACTATCTATTGGATTTACATATAAACAAATATACGGTAATCAATCTGATAAACAGGAAATTAATAAAATCTGGAATATTAGTGGTCGTGAATTTTTGCAAAAATTTGGCACAGAAATTTGTAGAAATATATTACCAAAAACAATTCCAACTATGAATTTACAAAATCAATCATTATGGGTAGGTGCTATGGAACAACAAATTCAACAAAATGACTATGTCGTTATAAGTGATTGTCGTTTTCCAGATGAAGCTGCTCTTTGTCAGAAATATAATAGTATTTTGATACGCCTTAAACGTTCAAAATGTCCAACAACTATATCAGGACAGTCTAATAAATCTAATACATCTAATACATCTAATCAATCTAATCAATCTAATCAATCTAATCAATCTAATATATCTAATCAATCTAAATCACCAACATATAATGAACAAGCTCATTTATCTGAACAATTCCATAAAAAAATTAAAGCAAATTATACAATTATAAACAATGGATCTATTAAAGATTTAGAAAATACTATTTTAGCAATTATTAAAAAATCTGCAAATATAACCAGTTGGCCTATTCAATCATCTGATGAAATATTATTTAATAAGAAATATAACAGATTAACAGTATCTCCTATTATGTTTAGTGATATCTGGAAGTTTTATAAAACTCATGAAGCAACTATGTGGCATGCCTCAGAAGTTAAATTAGATAAAGATTTAAATGATTGGAATAATAAATTGTCTGCTGATGACAGATTTTTTCTCAAGAGGGTTTTGGCCTTTTTCGCATCCAGTGATATGATTGTTAATGAGAATTTAGAAAAGAATTTTATTCAGGAAGTCCAAATTACTGAGGCCAAAATTTATTATGGATTTCAGGCTATGATGGAAAATATACATTCCGAAGTTTATTCAAATATGATTGATGCATATATTTCTGATATGAAAGAAAAAGATGAATTATTTAATGCAGTAAACACATTACCATGTGTGCATAAAAAGGCAGAATGGGCCAATAAATGGATTACCTGTAAGAATCCTTTTTGTGAAAGATTAGTTGCTTTTAGTATTGTAGAAGGTATATTCTTTAGCGGTAGTTTTTGTGCAATCTATTGGATCAAAGAAAGACAATTAATGCCTGGATTAGCCAAAAGTAATGATTTTATTGCACGAGATGAAGGAATTCATGTTGATTTTGCATGTTTATTATATACAAAATATATAAAAAATAAAATGTCGCAAGATCGATTTAAAGAAATTTTATCCGAAGCCGTTCAAATTGAGTTAGAATTTATTACTGAATCTATTCCATGTAATCTGATTGGTATGAATTCCAAATTAATGAGTAAATATATTAAATTTTGTGCTAATCGTTTAGCAACACAATTAGAACATACACCTATATATATGGATGCTGAACAACCATTTGCATTTATGGATCAGATTTGTCTATCCAATAAAAGTAATTTCTTTGAACATGAACCAAGTGAATATAAAACATTTACAGAAATTGAATCAAGTCAAGACGCGTATAATGATTTGTAGGATATATATATCATCCATGGATTTTATCTTTTATAGAAATTTATTTTATAACATATATATCATGGAATTAATTAATCCAATATTTGCGTTTATTTTTACATCTATGTTTATGGCAAGTTCCATAACAGGAATATTAGTTATTATTCTTGCGCTGACAATTAATACAGAAACAATAAATCCTTGGGTTTATTTTCTTATTATATCTATTACCCCTCCTCTAATAACAGGATTATCTATAGCTATTACACATTATTTAATAATATAAATTAAAAAATTGAAATTAAATAATTTAATTAACAGATTTCAATCAAAATGGATTTTTACCATAAGATGGAGTCTTTTAATACGGGAGAAAATAAATATGATCATGTCCAATTTATAGGCCATTATATTAATAGTCTATCTCCTGTGGCTTCCATGGTTAATTCAAATAGTAGGACTTTTTATCATCTTACGGCCAATCAGATTACTGTCAATCCCGATCATTATCAAGAAACACCTGAACATGTTTTTAAGAATGATGTTCTTGAAGCTATTAAATATGTCCGACAAAATTACACATCTTTCATTAAAATTGATGATTGGTATATTACGCCAATTACATCTGGAAGCTGGTTTGGTGATCCCAAATCAGAATATTACAATGCAGATGAATTGAATTTTGTGAATTCCTGGAATAATCAATTACTTACTGGATTCTGGAAAAATAATATGATACAATTTATTATCTTTTATAAAGAAAAAGATTTTATTCTAACTAAAGATATGGTGGCTTATCGTCTCGGTCAAAAGCTAGCATTAGATAAAATACTCACTAAATAATGCCATTTTAAATTATAATATTATATTTTTTATATCATATATTAGGACATGCAGTCTATTTCTGAATTAAACCAATTATCAAAATTATCAACTGGAGCTCAACCAGATTATCCGTTATGTTTTTTATGTCCTATAACAAATAAATTAATGCAAAATCCGACTAAATGTTTATCTGATGGTTATAATTATGAAAAAGCTGCGATTAAAAATCATATTCGTCAATCCAAGATATCACCCGTCACTGGTGCAACATTAACAACATATAAATTATGTGAACTACCATTATTAAAAGAAATTATTAATAAATATATAAATCAATATTCATCTGATATTACTCAAGCGTTACAATCTGTTCAAAATAATTGTACAGAATATGATGTGATTTATCATATTATTAAATTTAAAGTTCATCATATTGACGAAACTAATACATATTATGATATTCGCAACATGACTATTAGTATTTTTAAAATTCTTATGACACGCTCATTAAGTGCGATAACTATTTCTAATATTGTATATGATACATTAGCTAGTATGGAATTATTAGTATATGTTAAGACCATGCAGATATTTAAATATTATAAAAATATTAATAAATCATGTCTTAAACAATTTATATCAATAATCACTATGGAATTACGATATGATGTATCTTATTCAATTGCATTACAATTAACAAAACAATATCAATATATTTATGCTAATTATGCAACTCAATCGATTATTAATTATATATTATTACAAATTTTAACTGATGTATTTAATTATTATTTTAATTATGGGCAAAATCAGATGATCTCTGATGATATTCGTGATGCTGTACAAAATGCATATGAATATAGTTTATATATTTATCCATCTAATGTTATTGATACCAATCAGATACCAAATGAAGATCTTGTTCTTTTTAATAGAATAAAAAATACACAATATAATAGACTACAGTTAGAAATTTATCGTATTATCTATTATATTGTTTATGATTTATTACAATCAACACATTTATCAAATGATTGTGTGCCTAAAAAAGACCAAGAGATGTTATCTGGTGAGGGTAAACTGACTAAAATTATAGAATATAAAAAAAAGATTGCACATGTTTTAGCACATCATTTGTGTCATGAATTTAAAACCATACAAGATTGTTATATATTTGCTGAATATACTGTAAAAAATATTCTTGAATTATATTATACTCTGAATAGAAAACATAAAGAATGATTTTATCCAGAACATAAATCACATTCATTTTTTAAGGGTTTCATGAAAGTATCTGTTGTTGCTCTTTGTTTATATTTTTCTAATAACTGTTTCATTTCTTTTTCTTTTTTCGGATCAATTGTAAACTTTTGAGGATTAGCAGCTGGTCGACTATGTAAATAGTATTTTGCAGTTTTAAGACGTCCTCGCCATGCCTGGAAGATTAATTTGTTAAATTTATCCAAGCTTACATTTTCTAAATATAAATTTAATGATTGTGATTGATCAACAAATGGCTGTCGATCTATTGCATATTGAACAAGCACAGATTGATCAATTTCCCATACAGTTTTATATAATTTTTTTATTTCATCGGGAATTCCTTCAATCGCTTGGATAGAACCTTCTAAGCATTTAAGATATTCCATAATTTGTTTATCCCATAATTTTAATTTATATAAATCATTAATTAAATATTTATTAATCATAATAAACTCGCCAGCTAACGTTTTTCGTTTATACATATTACTGGTAAATGGTTCAAAACATTCATTATTACCTAATAGTTGTGATGTTGATGCTGTGGGCATTAATGCAATTAATAAGGAATTTCTTATACCATATACTAATATGTGTCGTCGGAGTGTTTCCCAATCCCACATACCTGATAATTGTGATTTATTTAATCCATATAATTCCCAATGAAATTTCCCTTTAGATATTGGTGAACCACCATTCCAAAGCATAGATGGATATGCACAAATTTTTTTGGGTATATCCTTGGGATTTTTATACACTCTATGATATTCCTTATAATTAAAAGAGGTATAATAAGTAACTTGGACTGATTTTTTTTGTTGGCATTGCTTACATAGCTGTTGATATTTTTCTCGGCAAATACGGGTAGACTGAGATAATGCTGCATAATACATTGTTTCGGCAATTTCTTTATTTAATTTGGCCGCTCGAGGGTCATCAAATGGATATCGCATTTTTAAGAATACATTTGCTAATCCTTGCATTCCAATTCCAATAGGTCGATGTCGTATATTAGATCGATAGCTTTCCATTGTTGGATAATAATTTTTATCAATAATATTATCTAAATTTTGTACAGCTATTTTAACGGCATCTTTTAAACTATGAAAGTCAAAATAAGGATTTATAGGAAATTCATCATCGAGTTGTCGACGCATGGATGGGCTCTGTTTTAATTCTTCAGGACTATATATATCTTTAACACATTTGGCCAAATTAATTGAGCATAAGTTACAAACAGCCGTTTCATTGGCTGAAGAATATTCAATAATTTCGCTACATAAATTTGATGATTTTATGACACCTAGATTTTGTTGATTACTCATTTCATTTGACCAATCACTGAAGACTATATATGGAACACCGGTTTGAACATTTGATAAATAAATTGCTTCCCAAATTTCTCTGGCACGCAATTGTTCTGTATATACTTTCTTTCTTTCTAATTCTAAGTATTTTTCAGTATAATTTTTTTTATTACCATAATCAGCATAATTTGATAAATCATCAGTTTCATTAGGATCAAATAAAGACCATAATTCATCATTTTTTACACGTTCCATAAATATGTTAGGAACCCAAACGGCATAGAATAGGTCATGTGCTCTATCAATTTCGGCTCCACCAGGTAGTTTTAATTGTAAAAATTTCATAATATCAGGATGATGCGGCATTAAATAAATAGCCGCTGAACCCAGACGTTTCCCGCCCTGATTAAATGCTCGCATAACATTATTATAAATGCGTAAAAACGGTACAATACCTGAAGAATGACCATTAGTACTTCGTATTAATGCACCGCTTCCACGCCATTCATTACAATGAATACCGATTCCTCCGCCCCATTTACTAATGATAGATGCTGCATCAGCTGTTTTCATAATACCTTTACGACTATCATCTGTTCCCAAAAGAAAACAACTTGAAAATTGGTTATAAACCATGCCAGCATTAAAATAAGTTGTACTTGCTTGAGTATATTGTTTAGTTGATAACATATCATAAGTTTTCTTAATTAGCGACAATTCCGTTTTCAATCCTTCTTCTGTTTTATCACATGTTAACATATGGATAGCTATTGCTGTTCGCATAAATAAATCTTGAGGGCGTTCAATGATTTTTCCATCAATTTTAATTCCATATAGTCTCTGAAAAGTACGAAATCCAAAATAATCTAAATCAAAATCTCTTTTATAATCAATCATTTTTTCTATAGCATCTTGATGTTTTTCAACATACTTAAAATATTTATCTGATAATAAAGAATGTATAGTATTTTTTTTATCCGGCCGAAGATATGCACAACGCATTTTATCAATAAAACTTCGTTGAGTATTTTTTTGATGATTATCAATAACAATACGTCCTGCTAATTTCATATAATTAGGATTAATTAAACTCATACTAGCAGCCGCATTACCGGTATATTCATCAATTTCATAAGTCGTGATATTTGATTTTAATCCTTGAATCACCGAAAGCATCAAATCATATGGGTTTATATGAGATATTTTTGGCGAGCGCTTTGTTAATTTCTGTAAACGTTTGACAATTTTATTGGTATCTAATACTTCACGCAGACCTGTTCTAGTTATTACATAACAAGATTCTTCTTCAGTATCACTTGATAAATCATATGGCGATGACGATGGCGATAATTCTTTATTTTTATCTCTATTTGTATCTTTATTTCTATCTCTATTTGTATCTTTATTTTTATCTCTATTTGTATCTTTATTTTTATCTTGATGTATTAGTTGGCCATTTTTAATCGGATAAGTAATTATATCACTGTCCGGTTGAGATTTGAAAAACGATTGAAAATTAATATTTGCCATAGAACAAAAATTAGATATATAGATATATTAGAATAATAATTCAAAATTAGATTTTAAATATTTATTTTTGTTAAGTTGGCCAAAAAACAAAAAAGGAAAACAGCTAAATGCAAGAACTACCCACGGCGACCTACATCATTTAGCTATTTTCCCAATAATCTAAATAAAATTCAATTTTCATTGTCCCAATGCCAATGCTTCTGTCGCGCAGTTAAAAGCCGTAGATGTGTTATTTTTTTGTTTGATTGTATAATTAGTTATTAATTGTTCAGCCGGTATAGTTCTTTCTAAATACTGAATTTTTTGACTTAATGATATCATCATATTTTCTAAATTATCTAATTTTTGACATAATTGTTTAAATTGTTGACTTGGGGTATCAATCTCATTAATTTCAGCATAATATTGTAGACATAAATCTTGACGTTCCGATGTAAACTCAGATAATTGTTGCTCTAACACTTTATTTAATTCTTTAATTAAATCGCGTTTTTTTTCGGCATCTTTAATGGTCATTTGCTGTAATTTAATCGAATTTTTTGAAAATTCAATTTGTTTATTAAGATTTTCAATTGAAATATTATTAATCAAGATTTTCTTACTAAGTAAGTCATATCCATCATTAATAGTAATACTTGACATTTTATTAGATATATTTAAACAACTATAATTTTAAAAGATTAAAATTCTTAATTATTATAACTGCTTAAGTGGATTAAAATGATTTATCAAATATATTATTATTAATATACAATGATAAAAATAATATATATATTAGTCCTTATATTATTAATATTAATTTTTCTTCAGATTTTTGATTCAACTAATATTCTTTTAAATTATATTTTTATTACAGCTATATCCTTATTATTTACCATTGGTATTCAATTTCTCTGTTTTTCTGATATGCAATTTCATCAATCTGATTATAACATAACAGGTGGTAGTTCATCTGATATGTATACTTATAATAAACAAATTATACCAATATCTGGTCATGTATTTGATAAGTTTGTATGTGATCAACTATCACCTACAGTAAAAACACTTTTGGAAGGTAAACCAATTAAAATTAGCCATTTGGATGATAATCCAATTAAAGCACAACGATTATCACGTAAGTTATATCCAACAGCTCCAAGAAAAAAATATACACCAAGACCATTAGAATTTAAACGTGTATTGCATTGGGGTCAATTAAAACTAATGTTATCTGAAATTGAATTTTTAACTATCGTGACTACAGAATATGCAAAATTAAATAAACGTTCTACATCTAATCGTCCTATACATATGGTCTATGCTGGTGCTGCCCCTGGCTGCCATATTCCTTACCTACATAAATTATTTCCACATATATATTTTCATTTATATGATATTAATAAATTTAATTTACAACCAACTGACCATATTAAAATATATAATCAGCTATTTTTAGATACTGATGCGAAAAAATGGGCCAAACTAACTAAAAAATATTACATTGTACTATGCTCAGATATTAGAACTGAGCCTGCAACTGAAAAGAATGTTAAAGAAAATATGAATATGCAACTAAATTGGTGGAAAATTATTCAGCCGGAATTATCCATTTTTAAATTTAGATTACCATGGCAAGCCGGTTATACTGAATATCCGGACGGGGATATCTATTTTCAAGCATTTCCAGGACCAACCTCAACTGAAACACGTTTAGTTGTAAAAAAGAATGCTAAATTAGTTAAATATGATCACTCTAAATATGAGGAACAATGTTATTATCATAATACAGTAAATCGCTGTAAATGGTATCCAACAATTCTTGGTGAACTAACTCTTAAAAAGGATAGCGTTGATAATTGTTATGATTGTGCTTCATTTATAAAGATTATAGAAAACTATTTAAAAGCTCGCGATATGAATAGACCAAATCAGAATAGTTCAAATGCTCAATATAAAAATGAAATTCGTCAATTATTAGATGAAATACAATATCATAGTAATAAATCATCACAAAATATATATACTCAAACAATCAAATCATTTAATGAGATTCTAGATTATATATATATTCGATTACATGCATTTTGTGATAAATCAAAATGTCAGTTATATTGCCAACAAAGAAAAAAAGATTCTCAATGGTTTATATCACACCAAAAACAAGCAGCATATTTACAGCAAGCTATTCAAGATGCCCAAAAAATTAAAAATGATAAGCACAAATCGGCTGAAATTACACGTCTTAAAAACTTAGCTATGAAAGATCTATTGAATGCGTCTGAAAAGGGATGGTGTGAAGAAGAACCTCTTGAATTAATTAAATAACTATGTATAAATAATCTAAATATTTTATATAATATGATATATATTATATAATATGATATATATCAAATATCTACCAAAAAATAAACTTTTATTTGAATTATGGAAATATGCACGTCCATCACATTATATGTATTATTGCCCAGAAAAAATACCATCGTTAACATTAGAACAAGCTACTTTGGATATTTATTATATGATTAAAAATAATCGTCCCATTAAGTTAACAACATATTATGGTCGTTTATTACATATCAACTTATCAAATGATTATGTTAATTGTGATTTATATAATTTATTAAATGGCCGTCAATATTTAGCTGAACGGATCATCCAACAGATTATTTATCAAGAACTATGTCTATGCTACAAAAAATATTATACTTTATTTTAAAATATTGAAATTAACTCTAAACATCTTTAAATTTGATATTTAACAGCACAATTTTATTTTTTAGATAAATGCGTATATACTGTTCGATTGCCCCAATCATATTCAATGATATTGGCAGTATTAAATGGATATTGATATTCCTTTAAATAAATAATTGTGCTTGTTAAGTCATTTTGACTATCCTGATCAGCTACTGAGATATCATCAGCATGATTATTTTGTGGCAAAGATATTTCGGTCCAACATCGATATATTTTGTTATAATATATGTGTTCATAAGTAAATTGATCACAAATGGCCAGTCCTTGATTATTTAAGACAGGATCATAATAATGCTCATAATATATTAAGTTTCCATAAACGTAAATTCTATAAATTTTATATTTTATATCTAAAGAAGAACATATTGTGCATACGACATTAGGAGAATATTGATATATATTATAATATCTATTTTTATTAATATACATCATAAGATAACCTCTTATATGCCATCGATATATTTTATAACTAGATGTATCTGATCTATGCAGAATATAATATTTTATACGATGACGTCTATTCCATTGATAACTTAAAAATATATTATTAAATCGATATATATTTTTATATCTTATGATACCCGGATAATCTCGAACATATAACAATATTTTATATTGATCATATTGAATTTTTTTAGAATATAATTGGTTATGATTATTCCAGTAATACATCAGATTGGTTTGATTCGTAAATATATTTCGAATTGAAATTAATTGATATTGAATTCTATTGACATGATATGATACATATTTTTTTTCATTAAAATTGACTGTCTTTACGTTTATTATTATATAATTATAAAATTTTAAATATAATGGAATTGACCATGTAATCTTAAAATATTTATGTAATTGGTTATAAAAAAAATCTAAATCTATTAAATCTCCCAAATGATTAATTAGCAAAACATGTGACAAATGACTAGTAATCTGTATACAGCATTGATTTGTCTGATAGCTTTTCCAAGTATAGCTAAAATCAAAATCCATAAATTATAATTAAAAATAAACTTTAATTAAAAATGAAATTTTGGATAAAGAAATAAATCAACATCATGTCTTTGCATAATATCAACTATATCAGTATATAACTGCTTTAAACAAATTGATGTTTTTAATTTTTTATCTATTTGATCCAAAATCGTAGGTATAGTATAGATTGTGTCATATATAACAGTATTTATAATAATACTAATAGCTAATGTCATTGTAATTATATTATTTTTATTTATTGTTTGTTTTTTTATTAAAAATTTAATTATTGATGCCATTTTATCAATGTTATAATCAAAAATAATATCATGATATTTGATAATCCAACTCATAGATTTATAATAAATCTGTGTTTCTCTATGAGTTAATGATAGATCGATTTGATCATATAATTGTAGATGTTTAGTTATATTATGATTATACCATTGTGGTGTTTGAATAGAAATATGATGCGTATAGGCAAAATCCAAAATTAATTCTAACATTTGATATGCACTTGGCCGATCATTAGGATTATATGATAGCATTTGTGTAATCCATTTCCAATAATTATTAGTATATAGTAAATGTTGGGCATTTCGATAATAATAATATTGTAAAACCTCAATATATGTAATAGAATGCATATCTGATTTTAATAAATTTTTGTATTTTATAGATGGATATTTTGGATGATTGAAAAAGTTATCAAATTCAGTATAATCAAGATTATTTAAAACAAGTTTATACATTTCGTTATTTGTAACCATATCATATAAAATGATTCCCACTGCCCATATGTCAATTTTCTCATTATATTCTATAATTTTATCTTGTTGATATAGAAAAATCTCGGGAGCCCGATGTGTTATAGTTGCAACATTTTCTTCTAAAACTATATCATTTGTCCTAATTCTAATAGAATGTGTAAAATCAATTAATATAGCACGAAACTTTGAATCTAATAAAATATTATCTGCTTTAATGTCACGATGCCATATATTTAAATGATGGCATAAACTTAAGGCCGAAAATATATCTACTAAGATTTGAAGAATATGCATATCACTTCGAATATTTAATTCTGGCAAAGTATAAGGATATTTTGGTAAAGTAAGTTCATGATAAAATTTATTTTTAAGATTTTTTGAATTATTTTTTATAGTATATCGACAATATAAATATTTAATAATATTCGGGTTATTATAATTATATAAATACATCAAAATAGTATATTCACGCAGCCAATAACAATAATCAAATTGCACATATTTTTTTGCAATTTGAGCATTTAATTCAATAAAACTGATAGATGTCTGTTTATATTCCATTTCGCCTATCCGAAATAATCAATGATATATAAATCAAATTTTTATAAAATAAATAATCTAATTTAGAGTTATATTTATCAATCTTTTTAAAGTCTTAAAAATAAAACTTAAAATAAAACTTAAAAATGAAACTTAAAAATGAAACTTAAAAAATGAATCTTAAAAATAAAACTTAAAAATGAATCTTAAAAATAAAACTTAAAAATGAATCTTAAAAATAAAACTTAAAAATGAATCTTAAAAATAAAACTTAAAAATGAATCTTAAAAAGAATATCAATACAATATATAAATGAACTGGTTAAATTTACTCTGGCCTTTTACATCTAATATACCTGCATCAGTAGTAGATGATAATGAATTTACTGTAGCTGTAGCTGAAAGTGTCACTGCTGGAGCTTTATCGAATGCATTGTGTGCTGAACCAGGATCATCTCGATTTTTTAAAGGAGGTATTGTAACATACTCTATTCAAAGTAAAAAAGAAATTTTAAATGTTGATATAGAATATTCTGAAAAAAATAATTTTGCCAATGTGTTTACTACTTCAGAAATGGCTAGATCTGTTGTTAAAATTTTTAATTCTCGTATCGGCCTTGCCACAACAGGGTATTCATTACCAATGCAACGTGAAGAAAATAAAGAGTTAAACCAATGCGCTTTAAATATTAAACATCCATATGCATATATTTGTTTATATGATAGTCAAAATAATAAAGATATTATTCGTGAAATTAATTTTACATATGATGAACATCAATCACCTAAAATGCAACGTGCCATGGTACAAACAAAAGTTTCAATTGAAGGACTAAATTTGTATAATGAATATAAACAAGCAAATTGTAAAAAAATAATCTAATATATTATATATAAATGGACGATCAATCTCAGTCAACACAATCCGATTCTTTTGTAAATGATCAACCACATCGTGAATCCCCAGTAATGAGCATCTTATTATTACAAGAAGAGCCAATCAAATGTACAGTCATTAAATTAATTGGATGGGCCGTTATTATTTCGATTTTAATTTATTGGTTATTTTATTTTGGAATATTACAATCATGTTATACAGATAATACAATTCCTTTAATGAATATATAAAATTATATTTCAACAATGGCAGACGATCGGAATCCAGTAGGTTGATATGGATAACCTTTTGGATTAGATATCACTCGGATTTTATTAATGGTAGAATTATCTCTAATATGAGTGTGTCCGTACCCCCATAAAATCAATGGTGAATGAAATAATTCTATTAAATTTGATTCATATGCACAAGAAAATAAATTATATTTATAATTTTTTGATAAATATGGTTTATGATGCGTTAAAACAACTAATTGCATTTTATTTTTTTGGGCTCGTGTTAATTGTGATTTAATATATCGTACAGCAGTATGATGCATATTAACTACATCTTTAGCTTTTAAATGTCTAATTTGTTTTAAATGTTGGTCATATACATAAATAAATTTATAATCATTCATTGCCGATTGCAATTGGATATATTGATCACTTGGAATATATGACCAAAGAGTAGTGCCAATTATTAAATAATTCTTTTTATTTATAGTTAAAGTCATTGAGCCATTATTTAAGAAATGTAATTTTGGTGATTGTTTACAAAAATTTAATAATTTTTTATTGCATCCATCAATAGTATTATTTTTTTTTGGTAAAACACCTCTTTTAGATGGTTGATAATAATACTCATGATTACCAGCAACTAAAATAATATGTTGAAATTTAGGCAAATATTCCATAATAAATCGTTTATATAACTGAAAATCATCATCTGAACCTACACAGCAAATATCACCTAATAAAGCCAAAATTGGGGCAGATGGTACAATAAAATTAAAGGTTTTTTTATTAGCCCAAAATTCAACATGAACATCGCTTACAATTTGAATTTTTAATGACATTATAATATATTATATTATAATATCAATTTTAAAAAAATAACAATCAATATATAAAATTGTATTTTATAATTGATATTGAAATTCTGTCATAGATGAATGTTCAAGTAAAATTGATAATTTTTTAATTATCTCAACTAATGTTTGTGTTGGCATCCAATGATTAATAGTATCTAAATAAATACCTTGATTATTGAATTCTTTTAATGGCTTAACAAGTTGATATGTTAAATATATTAATGGATAGTCAAATGGATAATTAGTTAAATCTAATTTAACAATAACTTGGTGAATTAATATTATTGGTGATATTATATTATTATCCATAATTGACACCGAAGATAATTTTTTAATATCAGCTAATTCTTTATTGATTCGTTTCTCTAGTGGAAGCGCCATGATTTCTCGATCTTTAATCTTTTTATAATATTGTAGTATATCATTTTTATCCGAAATTTTAGTACCGGTTTTAATTTTAAGCAAATATCTAGGTAATAAAATATTATCATCTGGTATAACATAAATACCAGGTGATTTATTAAATTTTTCAGGATCTTGAAAAATTTCAACAACAGCTACACATTGAAATTTCTCTTCAGAACTACCATATGTGCATGCATATGTAAAGCTATCAGTAAGATAGACTCCTTTGCCATAAGCAGTTCCATTTTTCATGAATTGAGTATCTGACATATTTTTAATACCGTTTCGTAAAATAGAGTGCCAGTTACATATTGGTGATCCATGAAATAAATACCACCGAGATTTATATTTAATATTTAGTATACGTTCTGACAATGCGGGATAATCAAATTGATATTCTGTAATATTTGAATGAAAATTATTACCATAAAATATAATTTTGATAGGAATATCATATATATATTTTAAAAGTTGTTGTTGTTCTTCAGTAGGATTATCTATATCGGTAGATATAGAAGATAATAACTGTTTTACATAGTTATAATCTTCTATAGAATATGGTTTGAATTTAGTTATATTTGTTTTATTTTCTGAAGAATCGGATAATATACTATTTGTTTGAGATGCAGACCCTTTATGGCGAAAATATTCAGGAAAAGGATAAAAAGTGTTTGGTTTAGCATATTGTGCCAATTTTATAAGAAATTCTTTAGTATTTTTTTCTCTTTCTAATCTAAGTTTCTGCTGATTAATAACAGTGCTATTAGGATAAGCCATACTAATTATTATTTAAAGTAAACTAATATATATATATTATATTCAAATTTAGTAATATTAATATATATAATTATGGGCGTATGTTGTATATCAGCATATCAAATGTATAAACTAAATCACGCAGAATATCATACTACAATGGAGCCATTATATACTTTTAAAAGGGCCAAAGTTGTTAAAGTTTATGATGGTGATACATTTTGGATTGCTGCCTGGTTTGATTCTGATATTTATCGATTTAAGGTTCGATTATATGGAATTAATTGTCCTGAATTAAATAGTCATAATCATATGGAAAAAGAACGTGCTAAACAAGCCAAACAGTTTGTTATAGATAAAATATTAAATCGTGTTGTTCAAATTCATGTTTTAAATCATACAACTATTAATAATAAAAAAATCGAAGAAAAGTATGGAAGATTATTAGCCCACATTAAATATAAAGAAAATGGACAAGAATATGATTTATGTCAAGAATTATTAAAAAATAATTTAGGTTTGCCCTATTATGGACGAAAATCATAATTATATTTTTTTTATTGATATAATATATTAATATATGTGTGATAAGCATGAAAATTTAAGTTGCCCAACAGGAATTGATATTACTCTAACCCGGTTAATTGCATCTGATCAAGGTACCGCAGAGGAACCATCAGTTGCTTTTTCTAAAGCCTTAGATACAGGATGGTATTTAAATGCCGATGGAAATATTACATTAACAACTCAGGGTTCAGATAGTATAATTCATCATTGTCATACTATACAATATAAAAAACCTTTATTGTTATTAGATCAAGATATGTCTTCTACTCATTTCGATAAGTGTTTTACTGAAGGCGGTGGTTTATTATATAAAAAAGCAAATCATTCTGGATTATGGTGGAAAACCAGTGATGCTGAAATTGATTTAACTCAAATTTCATCTCAAACAAATTCACAGTCCCAGCAAGCTCGTTCAGATAGCAAATCTAATCAAGAACAAACATTATATCTAGAAACAAAAAATAAAGCTCAAATTATTGATGTTGAAATACCCAAAGCATTAGATAGTGCATTACCCAAAGAATTAGACCGTGCATTACCCAAAGAATTAGATCGTACATTGCCCAAAGAATTAGATCGTGCATTGCCCAAAGAATTAGATCGTGCATTGCCCAAAGAATTAGACCGTGCATTACCCAAAGAATTAGATCGTACATTGCCCAATATGGTCTCACAATCATTACCTAAAGAGTTGGATCGTGCATTGTCCAAAGAATTAGATCGTGCATTACCTAAAGAATTGGATCGTGCATTGCCCAAAGAATTAGATCGTGCATTGCCC